GCGGTAAAGGTGGAAATTCTGCATTAGATGATGGCGGAGCACAAGAGGTCGAATCAACTGGCGGCGGAGGCGGTGGTGGTAGTACTTCCGGAAATGACGCCGGTGACGCTGGTGGTTCTGGCGGTGGTGCTCAGGTATATTCCCCTACTCAAGGCGGAGCTGGAAGTGCTGGCCAAGGATATGATGGTGGAGACGCTGGAGGAACAAGTACGGCTGGTAGGTCTGGTGGTGGCGGTGGAGCGAGTGGAGTTGGTGGAGACGGTATTTCTGGTGGTAATCGTGGAAATGGCGGAGACGGCATAGAGTGGCCTGCTGATTCCGGCAATTATTATTCTGGTGGCGGCGGAGCAGGTGGTTATGATGGATGGACTCCATCTGGCGGTGGAACAGGAGGCAATGGTGGCGGTGGTGACGGGAGTCTGACTGCCGCTGGAGAAAATGGTGCAACAAATACAGGAGGCGGTGGTGGCGGTGGAGCGAGTGGAGTTGGTGGAAATGGCGGTTCTGGAATAGTAATTATTCGTTATTTATTAAATGCCCCTGCATCAGAGGTGAAAACTCCATTTGGTTTATTTGTTGGGAGGATTATATAATGCCAATAAAAAATACATCAGTAAAAGTTCCTGTTGTCGCTTGGGATACAACAAATCAATGCGGGAAAACAGGCGAGGCAGCAAAAATAATATTGAAAGGAATTGCCGACGGGGTGGAATATACTCCCTCGACTGCTGATTTTGTTGAAGTTGATGCAACAAATTTAAAAGGAGTTTATTGCGCGACGGTAGCAACTAGCGATAACAATTGTTATTTTAATACCATTGGAGGCTCTACTCCAACGACGGGAATTGCGATTATACCAATAACATGGTCGAACGTTGATTTGGCGGCATCTGTAGCAAGCGTTGCCGCAATCAAGACCGTTGTTGATAATTGTTCAACCAAAGCAAGCGTTGCCGCAATCAAGACCGTTGTTGATGGCGTTGATTCTTCATTATCGGCAAGTTTGGCGAGTTTGACATTGACAAAAATTGCCGATGCGGTACTGGATGAAGTTGCCGAAGATGCTTATGGATTGCGTCACGCTTTGAGATTGTTGTTTGGAGTTTTGGGAGGGATATCAACAGGCGGAGGAACGACGGAAATCAAATTTAAGAGTTTGGATGGAAATAAAACCAGAGTGACCGCTACTGTAGATGTTGGCGGAAATCGCTCATCAATTACTTTGGACTTGACTTAAAATGTTTGCAACAGGATTTTTTCCAATAGATTATCCATTTTGGCCGGTTCGTTTCTGGCAGGTTTTTCAGTTAGAAACAATAGATCCGCAAGAAACAATTTCGGTGAGTAGCAGAACAAAAAGTTCTTTGGTAAATGCAAGAACAAAAAGCATGACGGTGTCTAGCAGAACGACATCAATTTAATAAAAGGAGAGAAGAGCAATGGCAAAATTTAGTTCAAAACAACCATTCGAAGAGTATTATGTGGCCATTGATTTTACAAATGTGATTGGTTCTGCAACCGTAGCTTCGGCCACAGTTGTTGCCTATGATAGTTCTTTGGCAACGGTTACGACAAATTTAATTGATACCTCTAAACAAACTGTTACTTCCCCAAATGTTTATATTTGGGTGCGCGGAGGTCAGACTGGTCAAGACTATAAAATAACATGTCAAATAACAACCAGCATTGGAGAGAAGTTTGAACAGGATGTTACTTTGCCAGTGGAAGAGAAATAGGAGGCTCATATGGCTACGGCAACATTAATAATAGAAGATGGAACTGCTTCGTCATATTCAGCCAATAGTTATATTACGGTAGCAGAAGCAAATCAGTTTTGTGCGAATCATGGATTATCGGATTGGGAGAATTTTGATAATTCTGACAAAATTACAGCGATTATTCGCGCTTGCGCGTTTGTTGATGCTGAATATCATTTCAAAGGAGCAAAATATTCTTACGATTCTCCTATGCAATGGCCCCGGGTTGGAGTATATGATGAAATTAATTTGGAGCCAGAAGACGAAGAATATTATCAGGAAATTCCCCGGGCCTTAAAAAATGCTTGTTGTCGCGCAGCTTATGAAGAGGCGATGTCTCCCGGTGTATTACAGGCAAACGAAACCACAAACGTAAAAAGAGAGAAGATTGATGTGATAGAAACAGAATACTTCGAAAAAGGTTCTTCAAAAACGATTTATCGGACAATTGAGGGTTTTATAAAAGATTTGATAACAAATGCGAATGGTTCATCCCAAGGTTTTGCTAATATTTTGAGGACGTAATGGATTACACAAGACAAGTAAATTCTGCCAAGAAAAATATTGATAAATACGGCGTCGATATGCTTTTAGAGATTACGACCAATGGTGCTTATAATGGAACTTTGGATTCTTTCGCTGCGACTGTTGCCACATACGATATAAAGGCTGTTATTTCAAATCCAACGGTTCAAAATGATGAGGGGGAATATGGGAAATCTGATAGGGTAAGACTTCTCGTTTCTCCGGATGGTTTGCCGGCATCCTTATCGGAGCTTGATTTCAGAATAGTTTACGGATCGACAATATGGAAACCGGCAAAGATAGTTCCGTTAAAACCTGGAGGAACAGCAATTCTGTTCACCATTGATATGAAATAGGAGGAATAAAAAATGGCTAGAACAAGAGAGCTTGCGTTGATTAAGGAAATTGAAGATCTCAAAAAAATTATCCGTACCAATGAGGATAAAATTTCTGAATTAACACTTGAGAATGCAGCTTTAAAGGAAGAAAAAAGAGAAGCGGCAACTGCAAAAAAAATTGATAGAAAAATAAAGGATAATATTTGATGAATTCTGCAGAATTATATTCAGAATTGACGACATCAGCAAATGAGTTTTCTTCTCAATTAAAAGAAGCTGCGGAGGCCCTTAATGGAGATGTTAGTAAAATTATTCGCGCGTCAATTCTGAGGGTTTATGCAAATATTATAAAACGTTCTCCTGTGGACACAGGCGCTTACAGAGCAAGTCATGGGATTGCCAACTTTGACCCCGGGGATACTGTTGGAATTAAAAAGAACATCAATGCAAAAAAAGATAAAGATGGCAAATGCATAAATCCGTTATCTAAAGAAAAAGTTGCTTGGTCTTGGAAATTGGGAGACGGCAATATTTGGCTTTATAACAATTTGCCTTATGCAGAAAGACTTGAGCAAGGATGGAGTTCTCAAGCTCCATTGGGAATTTATATGATGGCTTTAATGGAAATTGGAGCGTATTTGCAACTTGATGTAATGGCAATTAAGGATATTAATCCTTTTGATATAGAGGGATAAAATGACACCAAACGAGATAAGAGCTGAGATTTCTTCTTCTATAATGGCTTCATGGGCTACGGCAACTCCGATATGTTGGCCAAATCAACCTTTCGTTTCTCCCCAACAGGTTTGGATAAGACCAACGATAAAAATGGGGGACACCTTAGTGGGAGAATTAGGAGAAGATGGACTAGGCATGAGAACAGGGGTGTTAATTGTATCGATATTTGACTTGGCCGGCAAAGGAACAATTTCTTTATTAAACTATGCGGCCCGGCTTGAGAGGATGTTCAGAAGAAAAGAAATTTCAAATATTGTTTTTAATGAACCCAGCACCAACATAATCGGGTTGGACGAAAATGGTTATTATGGCGCAAATATGTCTGTTGATTTTACAGCATGGGTTGGAGAATCATAAAATTTTAAGAATATTCAAAGGAGGATATTTATTATGTCAGTAAATGCAAATGTCGGATTAGCGAGGAAGCAAAGGCTCTTTGCTTTAGTTGAAACAACTTTTGGGACATTGGAGTTTCCGGTAGGAACCACTGATTTTATTCGTCCAGCTGGAAATGCGAGTATTAATCAAAATCCTGCATTTGTTGACTCCGATGAAATTCAAAATAGTTTGGATGTTCTTGACCAGTTCCAGAATGCCATGCCCCCGGCAAAATGGTCAATCCCAATGTATTTAAGACCCTCTGGAACATTAATGAATAAACCGCAAGGACACGCGCTGTTAAAATCATTGCAAGGCTCGAGTATTGCGACAATCACAATGGTTTTGAGTGCAGCATTGGCAACGACTACAAGCTCTGTGAAAGTATCAACGATTGCAGGTGGTGTTCTTCCTGAAAAAGGAGTTATCATTGTTGGCGGAGAATATATTCATTACACTGGCATAACCCGGGTTTTGAGAAGTTCCACAACCGCAACTTTGACGGGTTGTACAAGGGGATACAAATCCTCGACAGCCGCAACAAAGGCATCTGGTTCGACAGCAACAATATCTTGTATTTTTTACAAACAGGAAACCGAAACTCCGTCTTTGTCAATATGGTTGGAAACAGACCATTTTGTTCAGGGAATACAAGGCGCGGCGGTTCAAGAACTTTCAATTGATGTTTCGAATGAAGGCGCAGTCAAATTGGTTTTCAGCGGAGAGGGTATGAAAATGGTTTTCGCTGGTTCTTCAACATTAACATCAAACAGTTTGGCGACCAATACCCACCTTCATGTTGCGGATGCCAGTCTGTTTTCTGCCGGTGCTTATATTTACAATCAAACAAAGCATGATGCAGGAACAGCCGCTTCTTATTCTGCCATATCTTCGGTCGATTTAACGGCGAATACAATTACATTGAGCCGGGCGCTTGGCTGTACAGGCGCGACAGGAGATACTATTCGAGGATATCTGCCTGCGGACGCAACAGTTATTGGCGACGCCATTGAATCCAAAGATACAACCGTCCAAATTGACGGCGTTTCAGGTTCAATTAAAACAGGTTCTTTAAAATTTGCCGTTCCCAAAAAATTCATAACCGATGAAATTGGAACTGATTATCCGGAAGATTTCCTTGAAGATAAGAGGGAAATTACGTCGGATATCAAGGTTTATTTCCGGAAGGCTGACGCCAAATATTTCGCGGATGGCATTGAAGGAAATGAAGCCACTGTCCTCTTCACGTTCGGAGACACGGCAGGTTCAATTGTGGATGTTTATATGAAGAAATGTCAGCTTGCTGTTCCGACTATCGAATTGGCGGCGCCAGCGGTCGAGTTGACAATTCCCATGAAGGCCCTTGGTACAGTCGGCGAAGATAGTTGTGAAATAGTTATTCGTTAAAATAAAATTTGCCGAGGCGGGAGACCAGATTTCTGGTTTTAATGATGAATCCCGGCATCATGTCTCGCCTCGGTGAAAAATAATCCGGGAATCAAACCGGGAGGAATTGAAATGAAACTGAAAACAAAAAGAAATAAAATTTGGATTACCATTCAGGGAGCAACTGCAGACGAGACGGCAAAATTTTTTGTTAATCCTTTGACGCCAAAGGAAATTAACAATTTGATGAAAAGAGCAACCGAAACAGAGTGGGAAAAAGGACAGCGCTTTGTCGATGTTGATTTTTTCAAATACAAAATACTCAAAATTAAAGAAATTATTCTTGGGTGGGAAGGCGTCGAAGACGAAGACGGCAATTCCCTGGAATTCAATGAGAAGAATTTGGAAAATGTTTATTTAAACAATCCTGAATTTATCGATAAGGTTCTTGAAGAAACTGAAAAATTATCTTCTTTTCTTCAAAAGAAAGCTGAGGACGAATTAAAAAACTTGAAGCCTGCGCAATCTGGAACGTAAATCCGAAAATTGCGGATTGCGAAGGTTGTCGCAGGGCTTATAAAAAAGAAAAACCTCCTTGTGAAACTGAGGAGGGTTGTGAAATGCCGAAGGTTATGCCGGAAAATTATTCAGCATGGGAACTTTGGCATCAGTTAAATGAAAGTGACAGGCCAAATCATGGTTTTGGCCCGGGCAAAATACCAAGAGCTGTTTTTGCTCAAATGTGCGAATTATACGATTTGACTTTGGAAGATTTTGAAAAGGCAATATACTTGGAGAATGTTTTTTACCCAGAGATGGCAAAACTTAAAGAAAAGGAATAGGAAAACAAATGCCTGGAATCAAAATAAAAGTCTCTACAGAAGATGCTCAATTAGCAGTAAGCAAATTGAGAGCAGACCTTGAAAAATTGGGTTTGACTTCAAAGCTTACGAGTACCCAAATAAAAGAATTAGAGGCCCGGACAGTCAATAAATTAGGGATGGACGCGGCGTCGGCTGCTTCCCAAAGATTGGCTTCTTCTGTTGGAATGTCAAAAACAGAAATCGACAAGTTAAATAAAACTTTGGGTATTTCCTCTGTCGAAACAGACATGCTTTCAAAAAAGGTTGGTATTTTAAATAAAAATGTTGGTTCGATGATTGGAACGTGGATAACCCTTTCAATTGCTATGGGGGCCGCTTTTAAGGTTGCAAAATCAGGAATTGGTTACTTGTCCGAAATAGAAACTGCTACGCTGGGCATCGCGGCAGCTTACATGACTGGAGGAACTTATGTCGATAAGTTGACAGGGAAGGCCCTTGATGCTTCGGAGGCTTTACGGGCTTCTCAAGCAGATTCTGCTGCAATAATTAAAGACCTCGAATTTGCAAATTTAAAAACGATTGCTACTTTAGACCAATTGATAAATGCTTATCAAGTAACGTTGCCGGTTGCTCTTGCAAAAGGTTTTGACCGTACTCAAGTCAAAGACTTCACTGTTGCTATGGTTCAAGCTGCAGGAGCGATTGGTTTACCGATGGAACAATTGGGGGAAGAAACCCGGTCTTTATTGACAGAATCAATTAATCCAAGAAATAGTAGAATTGCAACAGTTTTAGGATTAAGAAATGAAGATATCCGAAAATTTAAAGGGGATGCTCAAGGTCTGTTTGATTTTTTAATGCAAAAGCTTGATGCTTATCGGACAGCTGGGGTTGCCGCTCAAACTACTTGGGCCGGTTTGTGGTCAAATACAAAAGATATTATGCTCCAAGGCATGGGACGCGGCTTTGAACCTTTATTTGAAGCGATAAAGTATGAAATGCAAAGTTTTGCAAATTCAATGGTAACAATTGACGAAAAGACAAAAAGAATCAATTGGAATCCGGAATTTTTATCCGGTATTGATAAATTCAAAAGAGGAATAAATTCTATTATTGCCGATGTTTATAGACTGGGAATGTTGCTTGACAAAATTGGAGGGACTTTTACTTCTCTTCAATTATTGACATCGTTTAAAAAGGAAACGAGAGATAAGTGGGCAGGTAAAAACGAAGAGTATCGTCAAAGATATATGGAATCAGAAAAGGCTGTTCAGACTCTTGCCATGAGAGAACAGGGTTTTCAATTGGCAACGCCAGAGACTGATGCTTACATGAGAAAGGGGAATAAAGGGAACCGATATACCCAAACAGTTGTTTCTGTTGGTTCGAAGGAAGAAGGAACAGAACAGCTTTTGCGTTTTGTAAAAGACAATCAAAAAGGTTCTGGCTCCGGTGCAAGTTGGCTTCCAAAAGATAAAAAGACCACGGAAGATGAAGATTCTGGGATAAAATCATTGAGGGAATCATGGGAAAAGAAAAGGATTGATATCGATGCCAAATTGGCAACTTTGGATTTAACGGAGGAATCTGCATATCAGAAGGCCGTTATAGAGGCAAAGAAAGAAGGAGCTTCCCTGCGCAAAGAATATGGGAAAATTGGAGGAGAAAAACCCGGGTCAGAGATATATAACAAGTCTATATTGCTAGAAGAAAAAATGATAGCAAAAGCTCAACTGGAGGAAGATAAAAATCGCTTTGCTTTGATTAAGGAAGAAGGGGAAAGAGAAATTGAAAGAAGGACAACTTTACTTGACCTTGCCGAAAATGAAGGGACTCTGCATAAAGAAACAATTGGAGACAGATTGACTGCGGCTGAAGATTTAGTTGCATTTGAAAAAGAACTTTTGACTTATTTACAATCTGCAAATGTTCCCATCGACGACAAAACAATTAAAGCTCAAAAGGAAGCGATTATAAATGCAGAGAAAAAACTTTCTCTCATTAAAAAAGATGACAGAGAACAAGAAAAAAAGAATAAAGAAGAATTGGCCACTTTGAGGCAATCTGAAATCAATGATGCTATTTTTCTGCTTGATAAAGAGGAAATGGAAGGCCGTTCTCATTTATCTACTTTGCAAGAAAGATTGAATTTCCGAAAGCAAAGTTTGGATTTAGAAAAGGAAATTTTAAAAACGACAGACAAAAATAAAGATTTGTCTGGGTATATTTCTCAACAGAAGGTAGTCAATGAAAATGAAAAAGAATTGCTTAATCTTAAAAAAGAAATTGCGTTGGCAGACCCTTATGGAGCGGTAAAATATAAGATAAATGAACTTGCGAATGATTACAATGATATCGGAAAGCAAATGTATGATTTTACAGCCACTACTTTTAATGGAATGGCAGATGTTATAACAGATTTCTGTATGAATGGCAAGGCTGATTTTTCCTCGTTCGCGCAGTCTGTAATTCGAGATTTGACAAATATGGTGATTAAAGCGCAATTATCGACTTTGGCAAATGCCCTTTTTAATAATCAAGGAGGACAAAGTGGAGTCGGTTCTTTAGGATCGTCAATAATGGGATTTTTATTTGGCAGTGGTGCGGGAAGCACAACGCCATCTTATGCAGGGGCGGCTTCTAATGTGTCTATGTTTAGTGGCGGAACTCCTCAAATTACTCCCCAAACTTTTCATCTTGGCGGCGTTGTTGGAAGAGATTTTCGTTCTTATGGTCAAGGAGTGCCAGAAGCTTTATTTTATAATGCTCCTAGATTACATGAAGGATTAAGGGCCGGTGAATTTCCAGCCATTTTGGAAAGAGGCGAAAAAGTTACATCAAAGAGAGATGCAGAAAAAGAAAAAGATTCAACAAAAGGCCAACCGGTAACAGTTAAAATTGTCAATCAGTCTGGGACTGCAGTGCAAGCGACTCAGAATACGGGAGCCCAATTTGATGGTCAACAGTATGTAGTAACTGTTTTTCTAGATGCCCTTGAGCGTAATGTGGGCGGTATGAGAGATGTATTGGGAGGAGGTAAACGATAATGTCAGCGTTCCCTTCAATTGCAAATCCATCGAGAGGATTGGAAGAAGTCGTTTATTTGCCGAAAATAAAAACAGAGTTTGAAAACAATTATGTTCAAACGCGCAAGACGGCGACCAGGGATCGGTCTAAATGGACTTTGGTTTGGAACACGTTGTCTGAAACGGATTATCAATCTCTTTTGACTTTTTTTAAAGCAAATCAAGGCTTGAGTTTTACGTGGACTCATCCAGTTTCGTTGTCTGTTTATACTTGTGTTTTTTCTTCGGATGAATTAAAAGGCAAAGTTGGCAAATATCCAAATACAAGAGAAAATGTGACATTGCCAATAGAGGAATTGTAATGTTAAATTTTAGCAATATCGCTATTGAGGAAAAAAATAAACTTGCAACAGACAGCGTTTTTCTTGTTTGTTTAAGAATAGTCGTTCCCGGGATTGAAGAACCTTTAAGACTTGTCCACAATTCAGAGAATATTTCCTGGCAACATCCATCAGATTCCAGTCCAGCGAGTTATGTTTCATTCCCTTTTGAGATAGAAGAAATTACCGATAATTCTACAGGGGAAATCCCCCGGGTTGACGTTAAAGTAAGCAATATCAGTAGAGCAATGGATGTTTACATTCAATATTATGATGATTATGTTAAGGCAAATGGATATTCTCCTATCACAGTTTCTATTTGTATAATCAATACAAAAGTAATCGCGGCAGATGCAACAGCTGCTCCAGAGGTTGACCATGAATTTGAATTAAAACAGCCAAAGTGCGATTCTCGATGGGCAACTTTTGTTTTGTCGGCCAGTAACCCTTATTTAAAAAGATTTCCCCAAAATAGAATTTTGAGAAATCATTGTCGATATATTTTTAAAGGTTCGGATGGTCTTTGCGGATATTCAGGAGCCATTGCAACTTGCGACCATACATTGATTCAATGCAGGGCAAGAAATAATTCAGAAAGATTCGGTAACGCGCCGGGGGTAGGACAAAGTGGGTTTGACATTACATGAGCTTTGTAAAGCAAAATATCAGCGTGGAGGAACAGACCCCCAGAATGGGCTTGATTGCAAAAGTTTGTTTGTTGAAGCAATGAATATTTTTGGGAATAAAGTGCAGGTTGGAAATATAGAGATGCTGGCGGTGGAAGAAGTTGTTGCAGCTCTTGCAAGAGAACAATATCCTTATACAGATATTGATTGTTCTTCCATCGAAAAGGAATTGAAAAGTGGTCATTGGCAAAAAATTGACGAACCAATTGAAGGATGTGCAGTAACAATGGCGATCGATTCTTTTAAACCAGACAAAATACAACATCTTGGAGTTTACATCGGAGAGGGGAAATTTATTCATATCCTAGAAGAACCGGGCGTCATCATTTCTCGAATTGACGATAGATATTGGCGACGAAAGATAAAAGGATTTTATAAATGGTTGGATTAATAGAAAGACCAAATATCAATTTAGTAAATATTGTAAATCCGTTTGATGCAATCAATAGTCGGGAATTTCATTCAATCCCTGCCAATGTATCTTTAAAAGAATGTATTGATTTGGTCAGAAGTCCGTACGATAATTGTTTTTATGTAGCAGCAATTAATGGGGAGATAGTCCCTCAAGATTTTGATTATTCTCTTATTTACCCCAAAGGAAATGTTGTTCTCTGTGCCGTTCCTCAAGGGGGAGGCGGCGGAGGCAAGAATACAGGAAGAATGATTTTGCAATTGGTGGTTACAATTGTGGCTGCCGTGGCAACTTGGTACGTTGGAGGGGCCGGAGGATGGATCGTTGGTGCAGGTAATGCTGCAACTTGGGGATCGTTGGCGGTTGGTTCCGCAGTGGGTATGGCGATTTCAGTGGCCGGGAATTTATTAATTAATGCTCTTTGCCCTTTAGATACAGAAAAAGAAAAAAGTGAATCTGCAACATATTCATGGGATGCTCCAGCAAATATAAATAAAGAAGGGGTTGTATGGCCTGTTTTGTATGGAACAATGAGGATTACTCCTCCAATTCTTGCAAAATACATAGAGGTGGTCGATGATAAACAATATCTAAATGTTCTTTATGCCATTGCAGACCACGCTATTACTTCTATCGATAATACAAGTATGCTAATTAATGGCAATTCTGTTGTTAAAAATGCAGATGCGGATAATTTTATTGATTGGGAAGTCCGCTACGGGACGACAAATCAAAAACCATTGCAATATTTCAATGATACAAGAACAACCAAAGCTTGCGGAGTAGTGTTACCAAAAATAGCAGATTACGATGACGATGAAAGCTATGTAGTTGGGAATAAAGTTTCGCATAGCGACCAGGCATGGGAGTGTATTCAAAATTGTAGCGATGTTACTCCTGAAGAAGGGGCTTATTGGACCGCTTGTGAAAATGATTGGGTCACGGTTGATGCAGATGGTGCCGCCATTGAAGGGTTAGGGATCGCTTTTAGTTTTCCTTACGGATTATACCACACCCACAATGACGGAGGATTAAGCACAGAAGAAGTTGATATTGAAGTCCAATATAAAAAGGTAGGCGATGTAGTCTGGACAGCCATATCAACTTATGAAGCAACAGATCAAGTGGTCACAGAAGCGCGTTGGGTTGCCGGTTATTGGCATCATGACGATTGGACAACTCTTGAAGAGGGTTCAACAGATCCAAATGCCTATGAAGAAGGGGAAATTTACGCCGGCAAGCCATATGTATATATCAATGATGGTCACGACAGAATGAGACATGAATGGCATTGGGTTGCCGTTGATGACACTGTCCAAAATGCCGACACCCTTGTCAATAATTATATCTCTTTTAGCGAAGAAAGAACGACCGCTATGAGAAGGGTCTTTTATGTCGATAGAATTCCTGCGGGCGAATATCAAGTCCGGGCAAGGTATGCAAATGGAGTTTGTCCGTCAAATAGCACTCGTCATTTCAATGTGGTTTATTTTGATTATGTTGAATCAATTATTTATGATGATTTCTCGTATCCCGGGTCTTCTTTACTTGCTTTAAGGGCCTTGGCAACAGACAAATTGTCTGGGGGAATGCCAATTGTTTCTTTTATTGCTACTCGCTCAACTGTTCAGGTGTGGAATGGTTCTGCATATGTCAGCAAGTCTGCCAGCAATCCGGCATGGGCATCTTACGATGTTTTGCATAATGCTAGATATGGAGGCGGAATTTCTTATAGCAAAATGATTTATGCTGATTTTCTTGCATGGGCAAATAATTGCGATACTCATTATATGACAACGGGAGTTGCCTCTTCAGTAAGTTTTAAATGCAATTTATATATTGACGAAGCATTTAATCTTCGAGAAACCTTGAATATGATAGGGGCTTTGGGGAGAGGAAATACAGTTCAACAAGGAAGTTATTTTACTTGTTTTATTGATAAATTAGAAGACACTCCGACTCAATCATTTTTGTTTAATGTTTCCAATATTGCGGCCAAATCTTTTCAATTAGAATATATGCCAATGGTCGATAGAGCAAACGCAGTCGATGTGACTTATTGGGACAAAGATGATGATTATAAGCAGAAGACCTTGGAAATTCATGCGATTGATTTTGATTCGATGACTACAGAGGTCAAGAAATCACAAGTAACTTTGAGAGGATGCACGTCCAGAGAAGAAGCATTATGCCATGGAAATTTTGCTTTGAATTGCAACAGGTTGCAAACCATTACTGCAACTTTTGATACAGATATCGATGCTCTTGCTTGTATGCCATGGGATGTGATTGAAGTCCAACATGATGTTACTTTGTGGGGAGACGGGGGCCGCGTTCTTTCTGCTTCGGCAAGTACAATTGTTGTGGACAAAACCATAACTCTTCTTCCTGAAACAACGTATACTTTAAAGACCCAAACAATTATAGACGATGTCATTCATGAATATACTTTGGCAACTGTTGGAGATATAACAGAAACGTCTTCCTTGGGAATAGTTGGTACTTTTGATACAGTTCCTGTTTTACATGATAAATGGGTTTTGACGTCAAGCGATTCTTTGACAAAATCATTTCGTTTAATCAGAACAACCCGGGCCGGAGACCTTACAAGAAAATTAATTTGTTTGGAATACAATCCCGATATTTATGTTGATAACGGAACTCTTGAACCCCCAGAAGAACCTGAAGAACCAACGTATGAATCTCATTTAAAGGCTGTTGAAGTCCAACAATGGAATGGAAGTCCAGATACAGATATTCACTTATCATGGACTGGATTTGCCACTGCATGGTATGTTTTTTATAAGATATCTACAAGTTCAAGATATATTTATGCAGGGACGACCAGTACTCCATTTTATCGGATAGATAAATTGCCACCGGGCAGTTCCAACTATACTTTTTGTGTTAGCCATACGACAAACCCGGAAGATGGTATTACGGTATCTTTAACTGTCACTGGTCACGCGATTGCGGCCAAGCCTACAACTCCAGAAGGTCTGACGGCATATTTAATCGGGCAGACAATAGTTCTCAGTTGGACAAAGCCAGCAGATGTCACAATTATTGGTCATACTATTTATTTAAATGGTACTGCTGTGATTACAAATTACAATGGCAATCAATATGTCTATTCGGGATTGTTAACAGCAGGAACATATAATTTTACGTTATGCGCAGTTACAAGGGGAGGAGAAAGCGCTCCTACTGCTTCTGCCTCGATAACTGTTGAAGTCCCAGACACTCCTTCTTTGACTATTGACACCGTTGGAGAATTGGCAGTATTGTCTTGGGCAGACTGTACCACTTCTCTTCCGATAGCTTATTATACAGTTAATGGGGTGGCGATTAATGCTCAAACATATTCAGAGAGAGTCGATTGGTCTGGTTCAAAAGAGTTTAGCGTGAGCGCCACAGACGTATGTGGAAATAGTTCATCGACTGCAACGACTTCTTTATCAATTATAGAAGGAACTACTCCAACAGGCATTGTCGCAACAGGATTGACATACGCAATAAAATTGGAAATTACCTATGTTGATTTTGTAGGATTTAGTTGCATTGAAATATGGGCTTCAGATACAAATAATAGAGAAGATGCCATTAAAGTTGGAGAATCCTTATCTCCGGTTTGGACTCACAGTGGATTGGATTTAATTGACATAAAATATTATTGGGTAAGAACAAAAGATATTTTTGGCAATCTTGGCGATTGGTATGCCACGTCAGCAACCGGTGGGACGGTTGGACAGACTTCCACGGATCCAGAAGATTATTTGACAATTCTTACTGGCAATATATCAGAAGATGAATTGACCAGTACTTTGAACGGAAGAATAGATTGGATAGACCAACAAACTTTTGTTGTTGAAGATGACCTTTTTGAAGAAGATGACATTATTACAGGGATGGCAGGGGCCTATTCAGGATTATTTGACCTTGCTCTTTCTCACAAAGAAAATATTGATACTTTGTTAGAATTTGCCTCTTCAGCCGCCAATGACATAACGGCAATGATGGGGGAAATAGCAGGATTGACTACATCGCCATGGAGCGCTACTGGCTCTTATGTCATCGGAAATTATGTCACCTATGACGAGAAGGTTTATCGTTGTATTCAAGCTTATTCCTATCCAACGGTAAAGACTCCTGGGTCAGATGTTGCTTATTGGGAAGAATTTGATTCTGTTATCACTTTATTAACTGAAGTTGAAACCCGAGTGGACACTCTCGAAGGGCAAATTATTAATACGGTAACAATGGCGACTTTTAATGCTCTTGATAATAGGGTGTCTTTGGCAGAAAGCACGATTGACCAACACAGCGGAGATATTGCTCTCCGGGTTTTGCAAACCGATTTCGATGCTTTTACAAATTTATTTTTACCTGATTTTGATACAGCCAGCAGCTACGCCACGAATGATTATGTCATGTATGAAGGAGATTCATACAAATGTATCAAGACAATTGATTTTACCCCGGCCCCTCTGCCGACTGATGCGGAGTACTGGGAAGAAAGTCCTTTCTCAGACCAATTTGTTGCCTTAATGAATGAATTAGAGATAGCAACAGATTCTATTTCTTTATATTCAACAGCTATTATTGGAGATATTGCTTTACTTTCTTCCGAGACCATCGTTGAAGATGGCGTTGTAGTTTTTGATATAGGAGATATTATCGGGGTTGATTGTCGGATATCCGAGGCAGCAATCGATATTATGGGAATTGAATCAAGCATTTCTTTACACACTTCTCTGATTGAAGGGCTTACAGGCAGAATATCAACCGCTGAGATAGATATCGACGCGGCGGAAGGTTTGATTTTATTGAAAGCAGCAAAGACAGACCTTGATGACGCTGTTTCCAATATAGCAGCAATTGGGATAATGGTTGATGAAAATTCTGCAAGCATTGAATCTCATGCTGCTTCCATCAGCAGTTTAAATTCCAGTATGTCAACAGCCCAGGAAGATATCACTGCCGGGCAAGAAGGAACATGGGCAAGCATTCTTGGCAAGCTGGCAACAACCAGCTATGAAACCGACCAGGAAGATGCCAACGGGTATTTGAGGGTGGCCGCTTTGGAAAATAGGTTGGAGGTATATGATACAAATTCAGCACCGACATATAGCGCGGCAACCACTTATTCCCCGGGAGATATTGTATTATACTCTACCAAATTTTATCGCTGTATTAAAACCGCGTTAAATAAAACCCCCGGGACTCCATCGGTATATTGGACAGAAATTACAGCCGGTTTACTTTCTCAATATACCGTCAAGTTAAATGTCAATAATCGGGTGGCCGGGTTTGGATTGATGCTGAGCGACAGCACGCCTTCAGAATTTGTCATAGTTGCTGAGAAATTTATGGTAGTAAACAACTCGGATACTTTAGCTCCAAAAGCTGTATTTACTGTTGGAACAATTGAAGGCAATACTGCGGTAGGAATAAATGGAGACCTTATTCTTGACGGTTCGATTATCGCAGATTCCCTTGCCGCAGATGAAATTTATATTAAATACACTGCCCAAATCAAAGACGCTACGATTACCAGTGCGAAAATTACGGATTTATCAGCAACAAAATTGACATCAGGGACTATAACATCACAAACAATAACCCTGGCCGGGAGTAACTCATATATCGCTTGCGGAAAAACAAAATTTGACAATACAGAGGAAGGATTTATTCTTGGTTTGAGTGGCACCACTCCGAAGTTTTATATTGGGGATACTTCTTCTTATTTGAATTGGAATGGAACGACTTTAACAGTTGTGGGCGATATTAAAACAGGGACGACCGGGGAGAGACTGGAATTCCTATCCTCAACCAATAAATTTTATTTTTACAATTCAGGAGGGGTTGCGGAACTCATTATTGGAGCATCTGAAACATCAGGTTATCAAGTAATGGTATATGCAGCAGAGGCAACTGAGGGGGTAGCGGCAAATGTTTCTCCTTTTTATATCAATTTGGGAGGGAGTTGTAATTGTAATGCCGCAGATAGATATACTTACCCCTTAAAGGGGTTGAATTATACCACCAAATCAGCAGGAGCAAATGACCTTATAAATTGCGGCGCTCGTTTTTATGCGGTGAATGGAGATTACAATTATGGAGTTTATGCCGATACACATGATGCCGGAGGAACTTATTGTTATGGTGTTTGGGCGCATGGGGGAACCGCTCCGATTGTATTAGACCCGGCATTAAGCGCGTCTGCTCCAAGCCATGCTGCTCTTAAAGGATCTCTTTTTGTTACATCAGCAGGGGTTTTATACATCAATACAAACGGTTCGACAACTTGGAAAAAAGTTGCCGACCAATAAAAAAAGAAAGGGGAAAAGAAATGGAAGTGAAAACAACAGTACAGGAGATAAGGAATGAACAGATGTTGGCGGCAATTATTGCTCAGAGAGATGCGCAACTACTTGCCTCCAACGAACAGATTGGTCAGTTGACAGAAGACAATGCGAAATTGAGAGCTGGTCTGGAAAAAGTAAACAAAGAAATGGAAGAGATAAAAGAGAAAATAAAAGAAGCAAAAGTAAAAATAAAGGAGCAAAATAAGGAGGGATAAATCATGGCTATTGTAATTGTAACCCGAGCATCAAAAGGTTCCCCACTCAACGCAACTGAATTCGATTCAAATTTAACGAATCTTGCGGCGGCGATAGAAAATACATCAACAGGGCATGACCATGATGGTGTTGACTCGAAAAGTATCATCGCCGATTATCTCACCTATACGCCATCCGGTGCGCTGGAAGCCGTCACCGTACAGGATGCTATCGATGAACTGGAAAGCGAGAAACTGGCGACCAATCATACCGCGACAATAACAAACGCCACGGGCGCAATCGCTAAAATCACCGGGACGATCTCGGAAACTAAGAACGCGACACATTATCATTATGGACATGATATCTTCATGGCTAATTATACTCTTGATGCGGGCATAACCAACAGTGGCTATCTTTGTGGTATACGTTTAGATGCCTACATTAGATCAGAATCATTTTGCGGCACGCTTAACAGTCAGATAGGCATCTTTGGCAGAGCAGGCATTTATGCGTGCGGTGTCGGCGGCACTGTCAACATCGCATATGGCGGATATTTTGAAATACTGAACGCTGACGCAGACGGCACGATCACTACTGCATATGGCGCCTACGTCAGTAATACCGGAGTGACAGGCACGATGACCAACCGTTACGGTCTGAGCGTTGCTGCCATGGCCGGAACAGGAACGCTCGCCGTAGGTATTAGTATCGGTTCGTTGTCCGGCACACAGACAACAAAATACGGCATAGCCCTTGGAGCAATATCCGGTGCTTCTACTAATAATTATGGCATTAACATCGGCAACGTTTCCGGCGGTACAAACAATTATGCCATTTACACCGGCAGCGGTGACGTGCGGCTTGGAGGGAAATTCGGTTGCAATGCGGCCACTCCGCAGAGTTCTGCAGTGATTGGTGCTGCGTGTCCTGCCGGGGGAACAGGGGCGACAGCAGGAGCATTTGACACGGCGGCTCATCGTGATGCTATGATTACTTTGTTGAATAATATCAGAACAGCTTTGATAAACAACGGCATTGCCGTAGCGTCATAATAAAAATAAAAAAGGAAAGGGGAAAAGAAATGGAAGATTTGAAATTAAAAAAAGAGACGATTGATAAAATTATGCAGTATTTATTTTCTAAACCATGGATCGAGGTCAATCCATTAATTGTTGAGATTGATGGACAAATTCAACCTCAAGTTCAGTTGCAAAAGGACAAAGAAAAAACAAAATGACCAGTATTCGTTCAAAAGATGAAGAAATTAAATTTCCAAATAGGAGGAATGCGATGCCCCCACAGACAATGCCATGCCCGCATCACGAAAGAGTTAATGAGCGTCTAGCGAATGCAGAAACGAAAGCTTCATTGGCAAAAGACAAAGTGGAGACTCACGAAGGACAAATCAACGATTTGTATGCCAAACATAATGAATGTCGCGATATCAATACGAACATCCTTGAACGATTGACCGCCATAGAAGAAAATCAATCAACTTATATGAAACAGTTGGGAGATTTTATTCAAGAATTTAAGGAAATGAGATTCAACAAGCGCCTAATGGAATTGGAAGATTTTAGTTGGTTCAGAAAAAAGATGACCACTTTGCGCAATAATTTGCCATGGGCTTTTTTCACATTGATTCTTTTAATCATTTTGTTTTTACTGATTGCTCAAGATGTTTCTTTTGGCAAGCTATTAAAATTTATTCGGGGCGGCCCCGGGCCGTAAATAAAATTTCTATTCACTAAAAATAATTTAAAGGAGGAAAGCAAAAAATGTTTGCCCAATTTGTAAAGAATTTTTTTATAGGAATAAAGAGAATCAGTTTTGATTTATTTTGCATTTTTATTATTTTATTTTTATTTTTGCAGGCCCCAGAAAAATACGTTTCATATGAGGCAAAAATGGCATTCATCGCATTGCTCATGACAAAAATCATTTTGATAAGCATGGGAAACATTGTTTTTCTTGTAACAAGAAAATTAATGTATAGTTACATAAATTTCAAGACAGAAAAGGAATGGACCAATAATTTAATGATAATTGTCATGTATGCAGTTATTGTTTGGGGCTTTGCCCGGGGTGGTTGATAATGAGTAACAGAACAAAACTAATTTTTATCGGGATAATTGTTTTGGTTATGTTATTTGGTCTTATCAAAACGATTGTTTATGGTCTTGATAGATGCCAGGATTTTATTCCTGATATCCGCCAGTCCGCGATTCAATATTTGGGTTTGGATTTCCCTTATTATTACAACGTTGGTTGCGCAATAGCAGAAACAAATTGTCGCGCTGATTTGGTTAGTTTTGATGGAGGGAAGGGTCTATATCAATTTACTCCTTCCACGGGGGTGTTAAAAGATATTCAAAAATACAATATTGTTGTTGACCCTCTTAATCCTATATCAAGTATCAGAGGACAGGCTTTTTATATGAGTTTGATTATCAATAAAAAGTTTAAACAAGAGAACATAACTGTTGGAAAAAGCAAATATCATATTTCTCCAAATAAATATGTTCAAGTTTGCGGGAACAACCTTGCCGATGCTTATCGTTTTTACAATGGAGGATATTGGTTTTTTTACGAGGCTGGATTAAAACAAAAAGGAGAATATGTTTGTGAAAACAGGGAAATGTTTAAGTATTGCGTACGCGGCGGCGTTTGGGTAGGTAAAGGGGAAAAGAAACGATGGTTGAGTTTTTGTGAAGTTAATTATTCGTACCCAGAAAAGATTTATAAATATTCTCAAAAATACAATATGAAATTGCCAACCACATATGTTTTTTGGTTTCAAAGGGATAAAATTTCCCTTTCAGAAATAGAAAATGCTTATGCATACGATGATGTAAAATTAGAAAGGAGGATAAAATGAATTGGTTATCTTTAATTTGGGGATTTGTTAAAAATCCGAAAAACCTTGGCTTGCTAATTCTGGGCATTTTGTTGATAATTGCGTCCGGGTGGATATTGCTGCAGCGTACTACAATCGCTGTACAAAAAACCAAGGTTGTGGAACAGGCGAAGGATATCGAGGCATTAAAAAAGACTCAACAAGCCTTGATGTGTCAAATAAAAGGTTACGAGGACCAAGTTGGACAATTAAAAAAACAGGCGTTGGCTCATCAAAAGATTACAAACGATACTGCAAAGTTGATGAGGGAAGTTGAAAAAATAAAAACAAAATGCATAATGGAGAAAGGCGATGAAAAAATTATTAATGACGTTGTTGATTATTTTAATAATGGGTTGCGCAGGTAACGGCCCGGCTGTAATTCCTCCGATTGTTAAATATTGTTCAAGACCAGTCCGCCCAACGTTGATTGTTCCTGATAAATTGGAAGGAGAAAACTTGGTTAAAACTCTGACAAAGTTTAATTTAACACTATCAGATTATTCTTTCAAATTGGAAGAAACTCTGACTTGTTGGGAAAGCAAATAAAATAACGGGAATAAATTCTCAGGAGGATAAAAACGAAAAGATTATTAAATGCTGCTGTTGTTGCTGGCGCTGGCGCTGGCGTAAAATTGCAATCCCCCCAAGCGATTCATTCTTTGGAAATCGTTGCTTCTGGAACGTTTGCAAGTTTGTCTGTAAGCTTGGAAATCAGCATTAGTGGCAATTTGTGGAGTACTGTTGCGACAAGAGATTTTGTTGCTGCTGATTTTACAGCTGGAGGCAAAGTAATTTATGCCTCTGACAAACCGGCAGAATATGTCAGGGCGAATATCACAATTTACAATTCTGGAACAGCAGCAACATCAACTTTGACCGCCGGAGGCGCTTTGACGTCGGGAGATACTGTTACCATTGATACCAAAAGATATAAATTTCAAACAGCAAGTCTGGCATCGGAAGGTTATGTGTTGATTGGCGGTTCAGCGGCAACCGCGTTGGCATACTTAAAGATTGCCATTAATCGTAGTTCCATTGGAGCAACGGGAGATGGAATTGCTTATAATTGCGCTGCGGCTCATCCGTCTGCAACCGCATCGACGGTTGATGCAACGACGTTAATTGTTAACGCAACCGTTGCAGGTACAGCAGGAAATTCAATTGCGTTGGCCGAAACCAGCGGTAATTTGACTTGGAAAAAGGCAGCAATGAGTGGAGGCGTGGATAAAGGAACTGTTTCTGCTTACTATACGCCATTCCCAAATGAATAACTCGTCAGGCTGACTTTCCCCCGGCCTGACTTCTTTGCCCCGGTAGCTTTTATCCTTTCCCTACCGGGGCATCTTTTTTGGAAAAACTTTTAAAAAACTTTTAAAAAACTTTTAAAAAACTTTTAAAAAACTTAAAAATCTTCGTCTATAACTCTTTGATATAATTTGAAAAGCCAAAATACTTTCCGACTTTCCAAAAATATTCCTTTACTTTTCTAAAAAGATTACTATACTAAAGGGCAAGGAAGAAAGGTTCTTTGAAAAATAAATATCAGAAAGAGGTTGCAGGGCGGTGTCCGAACCAAATTTTGAAGCGAATAAAAAACGGCTGACTGGTTTTTGAAAATGGTGGAACCACAAATCTAGTTGTGGGGCGAACCCGCACCAAAGGTGCGTTAATCCTGATGATGCTCAGGCAAGCAATAAGAACTTATCAAACCCATTATAAGACTACAGGGAGATTCCCGGGCGATTCGACGGGATGCAGACCACTCTATAATGGTTTTGAATAAATTTTTATAAGCCAAACGAGAAAAAGGAGGGATTTATGAAAGCAAAACCGAAGACTCTGGCAAGCCATAGCGAAAAGGAAAGAAAAGAGATAGTAAGACACGCCAAAGAAAAACGGATTCAAGGAGCAGAAAGAAAAAAGAAAATTTGGAACTTCTGCGGCAATTAATAGAAAAGAAACAAAAATGTCAATAAACAAAAAACGCTATTTATCCAAATAGAGATTGGAGCGGTTGGAGATTACAGGGAGCCCACGAAGACCGAACTTGGCAAAGATGTCAACAAAAAGTACAAGTTGAAAACTGGTCAGGAGTCAGGACACTCCAACCGCGCCTTTTATAAAGGAGGCCGAAAAATGAAAATAGAAGAGTATGTTATGCCAGCGCCTATATCTTCGCAATTTAAGCTTAATGAACAGATTGTTACCGTAACTCACAACGATAAAGGAACGGTACGTGTTGTTATTGGCGGATTTAATATTGGAGAAATTAACGTTCCTATGCGTATTACATCTGACGCAACAATGAACAAAGAGGATTACCAAAAATACATATACCCTACCATAATCACAAAAGCAAGAAAGGTAAAATAAGGAGGCCGAAAAATGAAAGAGCAATTATCTTTTATGGAAGTAAAAAGAAGGAAAAGAGAGTCAGTCAATAAATTTTTACAATTTGCTAAAAACTGCCCAAAGCATTCTTTTATAGAAAAACAGAAAAGACTTGCTCAGGAATGGGAAAAGGGAACTCCTCTTCATGGTGAAGAATTAAAGTTAGGGGATGTTTTTATGACCTTGTGGACAGGGCGGCCATACCGGCAACTTCAAAAGGGGATTGTTACTTCCGTAGATGAAGTTATGGCGTCCTACAAACCGACAAGCGATTGTCTTGGCGACTTTGGCTTTGGTTGTACCCACAGAATTGTTAATGATGGTTTTTTTAAAGAAACGAGATTGATTAAAGGTCAGGACATGGGGGAATACAAAAAAGTAACTTATGTCGCGGCAATGCCGAACCTTTATAAGAACCCTGGTTTTGATTTAATCAATTTATAAACAGGAAAGGAGAATTCTCATGGGGGAAGCAAGGAGAAAAAAACTGTTGGGAATAATTCCAAAAAAGACAAAGAGGGGACGGTTTGTTTACTTAATGGAAAAGATTTCAAACTATTCAAATTTTCAAATAGAGAGGTTTGCTGATATCAGAAATTTACCAAAGGAGAAATGAAATGTATTTGATACATGAGTCAACAGTAAGATGGCCAGAGGGCTTGATTGATATTTCTGTTATAATTGTCAATGACGACAAGTCCAGTAAATCATATACGTATCATTTAAGTAGTGAATGGGCGTCCCGGCGCTTTGATACTCTTTATCATAAGGGCCGCGCTGTTCACGGAAAAGCTTTGGCGGTACTTAATAAATTTAAAATCAAGGAGGAAAAATCATGACATTTATCGAATTGTTGTTTTGGGGATTAGTAATTGCGGCTTGCGGATTATATATCGGCTGGGAATTAAGGCCGGAGTATGATAAATATAAAAGGGAGCAAAAAGCAAGAAAGGCAAATTGGGGATAAAAAGATTTTTAACAATTAATTTTTTGAAAGGAGAAAATTATGGATTTTCCAAAAGTAGAACAAAGGCCGGTTTTCTTGACTCAATTAGGCAGGCCCGGGTCGAAGATAGATGGATACAAAGCAATCATCAACCCTGACAACGGGAATGTTTTTAGCGTTGTCAGCGAGGATTACGTTTTGACTCCTCACGAGCAGATGATTGAAACCATTCACCAGGTCATGGCAAAAATGCCAGAATACGGCAAGCCAACTGAAACAATTAAATTATACGATGGCGGCGCGAAAATGAGAGCGACTTATGTCTTTGAAGAAGTCGAAGTCAACGTTGGCAAACACGATTTACTTCATCCTCAAATTGATATGCTTAACAGTTATGATTTGGGATGGGCGCGCAAGATTTTCTTTGGCGCATACAGGCTTGTTTGTAAGAACGGTTTGACAATCGGCGAAAAGATTTTTGCATACAAAACACGGCACGATACCTCTTTCAACGCAGAGAACGTATCGGCGACATTGATTTCTTCAATGGAGCATTTATCTGAACAGAAACGCATTTGGGAAAAATGGGTTGACAGAATCACAATGCCCAACGAATATGAGCGAGTGATAAATGCGCTTCCATTGGCAAATAAAGACGTTGCGGCAATCGGGGAAGAGGTTGAAGTCTCCTCCGGAATAACAATGGACGCAATGAAATTGAGAACTCTATCTGTATGGCTGTTCTTTAATATTCTTTGCCAATATGTTACGCACCGGGTGGAGAGTCATTTGAAGAAGGCCGCGATTGAAAGCGCCATGCGCCGGGCCTTTTATTTTTAAGAAATATCTTTACTTTTTTTTAAAAAAGCTTTAAAAACTTTTTGTTTGGCACGTCGTTTAATGTGGTCAGGACACTGTCCCAACCGGGATGGGAGCGCAGGTTAAAATCCTGCCGTGCCAGGCAAAAATCAAAAAACATTTATGGAGGGTTTAATCATGCCATCAAGTAAAATTGTGGTATCTGCTTATATTTTAAAAACGGCAAGGCAAGTATTGGCCATGGAAGCAAAGAAGAGAGTGATATCAGAAACCAAATTGTTTTCTGATATTTTAGAAAAAGCAGCCCGGCGAATATCTAAAAAGGAGCAGAAACATGGAAATAACAAGACAAACGCTGCCCGCAATGACGTGTAATTTATGCTTAGATTACCCAACTTGCAAAGGGGGAAAAGATTTGTAAAGATTTTAAATTGGCCCAAACAATTTATTGCAATAAAAGGAATTACCAGTTGGATGTCAAAGCGTGCATGAATAGAAAATCAAAAAATTATCTGGGCTGCAAGAGTTGCAAAAAGGGGAAAATGATATTCAACTTTTTAAAGGCAAAGGAGGCCACAAATCATGGGGAGACCAATTGATACCATATCGTTCAACGCCGCTTTAGTCGCAGCAGACATTAATAACTATGTCACATATGATTTGCCAGAATTGTGCAACGTGTTGACAGATGAAAACAACCCTCTATCTTTGCTTGAAAGAAAGGAAGAGGAGATGGCCATTTCTGAAAGATATAAAGAAATGTCTGATGAAGCAAAACAGATTATTGAAATCGTTTTAAACAGCCCAAGGGAAATGGCAGAAGTGTTCTTTACTCCCAATGGACGCTGGGGTAAGGCCTCTGTTATCAGAACCCGGCTGGTTACTTACTTGGCAAAGAAGTGGCAAGACCGCGCTTATGCGAAGAAAACAGTTCGCGAAATAGAAAGTTTTGTAGAATTGTTTTAATGGGAGTATAATAAAAGTTAGCAGGTGGCGGAAGAGTACAGACGCGGATAAGGCGAGGGATAAGACTTGCTGAAAACTGAGGGACGAATGTTAATCTGGCTAGTGCACTAGATACCAGAAGAAACGTGGTGAGAGCCCAAACTAACCTCATGAGGGTATCAAACCCCTCCCTGCTTCCCGAAAGGAATTTTAATTAATGTCAGAAAGCCAAGAAAATTACAAGTCAAAACATAGCTCAAACGAGCGTGTTCGGAAATTAAGATTAGAATTAATTGAAGAATTTGGGGCAAAATGCGAAGAATGCCCAGAAAATGATATTTATAAATTACAATTCGCTCATAAAAATAGGTTTTCGATATAATTTTGGAGAAAGCAGAGGGAAAAACCGAAGAACACTTGACATAAAAAAATATAAAAAAGAACGGTTCAGATTATTGTGCCCTCATTGCCACAGGAAATATGACAAAGATAATCCTTTAACTGAAGAAGAGTTACAAAAAATAGAAGAGGCGGAATTGGCCAAAGTCCCGTTTTAAAATCATGGTTACAATAAAATTTATTGACCCTGTCAGAGCGGAATGTTCGGATATTCACGCAATTAAGGATTGTTTAAAATACCCATCTCATCATTGGAAACAAGGGCCATACAATAAAGTCAAGGAAGAAAGAGAATCATATCTATGTAAGCACGATGTTCGCCGGGCGAAAGGGACTTTACTTACGGGCCTTTTACCCCGGGTCAAAGAATATTGTCAGCGGAATGGAATAGAACTGGAAATTATCCCATTGCCCGATGACTTCTCATTGGGAGAACCTTGCTTGCCCGGAATTGTTTTTAGAGAAGACCAGTCCCGCAACCTAAATGCCGTTAAAATCCATCGTCAAGGGGTTATCAAATCTCCAACCGGCTCAGGGAAGACAGTTATGGCTGGCGGCGTCATTTCCATGGCTCCAAAATCCAAGGCTGTTTTTATTGTTCATACAAAATCATTGTTCACTCAATCAATAGAAGAATTCAAAAAGTGGTTTGGCACCGTTGGCACTATTGGCGATGAACAGTTTTCAATTGAGCGCGTGAATGTAATTATGATTCAAACGGCCCGGAATTTATTGTCAAATAAAAAAGAATCTTCAACCAAATTAACTTCTGAGGAATTGCTTGCCAATAAATTAGCCCTTGAGGAATTGCTTGCTGATGCAGACATAATGATTACTGATGAGGCGCACCATATTACGGAAGAAGATGGGCAATATGCAATTGTCTTTAAAAATTGCCTTGCTCCCATCCGAATTGGTTTCACCGCCACAACTGCAAAAGGGAAGGCCGGGCTGGTATGTGAAGGATATCTAGGCCCCATAATAGGAGAATTGACAATGGAAGAAGGCATTAAAAAAAAGATAATCGCCCAACCCCGGGTGAAATTAATCCCTGTGCCAATAAGCCCGGCTATTGCTTCAATCCGTCATTATAAAGATTTGATAAAGAAAAACGAAGAAGGAGAATACGTTACTGTTGACGGTGTTTATACTGCTGGAATTATAAAAAACAGACAGCGAAATCGGTTGATTGCCAAAGAAATCAGTTTTCAAAATTCTCAAGGATTATCCGTTCTTGTTATGATTAAGGATGTAGTAGGCGGTCAAGCGGAAATGATAAAATCATTTGCTGAAGAAATTTATAACACTCCTGTGAAAATTGTTCAGGGTAATACTCCAGGAAAAATCCGGGAAAAAATAAAAGAGGAGTTAAAATTAAAACAAGCGATGGGCGTTATTGCTACTGACGCCTGGCGAGAAGGACTTAACATTCCTTCTTTGGATTGTGTTATTAATGGCGGCGGATACAAGGCTGAAATTATGACATTGCAAGGCCCTGGCCGTGGTCTTAGAACAACAGAGACAAAACGTTTTTTATTGCTTGTCGATTTTTTAGACCCATACGATTTTTTGGCCCAACACGCAATTCAAAGAATAAAAATTTACGTTGAAAATGGATGGATGTAAAGGAGAAAAGTATGAGAATTATAATTGTTGGCGGTTGTAAAGAAGGCAAATCAATAATGGCGGCGCTTATTGCAAAAACTCTGGCTGCGAATGGAATAGAAATTGATGGCATCAAAGATGATACCGCAAGAGCCTCCTTTGCCAGAAAGATGAGTCTTGATTTTTCCAAAATATTTAAGACTCTAAGAGAAAGAGGCAAAAAAATAACCATTGAGACTTTCCAGACCGCAAGAAGTAGAAAAGAAGAAAGTTATTTTTTAAAATAATGGGGATTGAAAATCTTGACATCAAAGCCTTTTTGACGGCACATGATATTTCCTTTAAAGACCGGGGCAAAAACGTTTCGCGCGGCTGGATTAATCTTGAAGTATGTCCCTTTTGCGGAGATTCATCTTTTCATTGCGGAATTAATTTGTCCAGTCTTGGTTGGCATTGCTGGGTTTGTGACGAAGGCAAGGAAAAATATATTACCCATTTGTTAAAGGAAATGGAGATTTTTAAAGACAAGAATATTTACGTTCTTGTTGCTCCTTTTTGCGATGGAGATATAATTGCCCAACCTCAAGAACAAAGTGGAACCCTAAACACAAAAAAGGAGAAAGCAAGTGGAAATTTACACTTGCCCCAAGGGATATTGGATTACTTGCCTGAGCCACATAGGAATTATCTTATTGGAAGAAATTTTGACCCAGACCTTTTAATAAAACAATATCAGTTGAAGGCTGTTTATAATACTGGAACTCAAAAGTATCGTTTTAGAATAATCATTCCAAATATCATAAATGGCAAAGTTGTTTCTTTTGTCGCCGCTGCAACCCTTCGCAAAGAAGGAGTTGTTCCATACTTAAATTGCACTCCAGAGGAAGCCATTATCCCTGTCAATGCTTGCCTTTATAATATTGATTCTGTTAAAGACATTGCTGTTATTGTTGAGGGAGCAACGGATGTTTGGCGTATGGGGCCGGGTTTTATTTGTACGTGGCGCAAAGGAATGACTCACGAACAAATACTTTTATTAAAAAAGAAGGCGCCAAAAAAGGTTTTTATTTTGTATGACCCAGATGCGATTAAACAATCTGAAGAATTAGCGAATAACATTTGCGGGACATTCCCTTACGTTGAAATTTTGCAGTTGACAAATGGAGACCCCGGGGAACAAACTTTCCAGGAAGCAATGGAAATTCGCCAAATTATTTTTAATTAAAAAATATCTTTTATTCGCCGGCAAAATAGTCTATATTTACGATGCTGGCGAGCAGATAGTAATTGGAGACGACAAACACTTTGCAAAACCTCAATAGATGAGGCCGGTTTGCATTTTTACAGTGGTGCTTTTTTTTGTTTGTGTCTCTGTATATTTGTCACGCCGGCAAGCTGACCGGCCTCATGTGTTGAGGTTTTTTATTTCCGGGAGAATCAAATGAATAACAATAATCTATCAAATGTTTTGAGCGGCGGTTACTGGGGTATAAATAAATCTTCTGTTCGTGTTTTTGGCGTTGAAAAAGCTGTATGGATGGCTGTTTTATATGATTGGCGCGGCATGTTAATGGAGCAGAATAACCTTCCAGAGGACGATTTCTTTTTCATAACTCAAGAATATATTTATGACCAGACCGGTATTGCTCCAGATAAACAATCAAATTTTATAAAATATTTTGAAGAATTAAAAATATTGCAAAAGGAACGGCGCGGCTGTCCAGCAAAAAACTTTTATAAGATTGATTCTATTAAAATGATTGAATATATAGACGAACGGCTAAAAGAAATTGCAAATGATTTGCCCAGATACCGCAAAATGCGGGAACTAGATACCGCAAAATGCGGGATAAATAATAATAAAGAAATAATACTTTCTACTTCTAACGAAGTAGAAATGGTTGCTGACGCAACCAGTCCCGCCGCTGATAATTCTATTGTAAGTAACTCTCCTGTAAAAATAAACAGAGGCAAAATAAATCCTGACATCCTTACAATAGAAGAATTTCTTATTTTTCCTGGTCACACAAAGGAAGCAAAAGAAATTATGTTATTTTGGAATTCGTTGCCATCTCCACTTATAAAACATACTTTAAATCCAAAAACAAAACAATTCCATAAAGCTTTGGATGCTATTGAATTTGCATTGAATATGGGGAATTCTGCAAAAGATATAAAAAAAGCCATATTCCATTACCAAATGTTATTATCAATGCCATATTCAAAAATAAATAATGGATTTTATGGAGTTGTTGTTGGTCTGCCTGATTTTTTTAGACCGATAAAAACAGCGGTTGAAAATTTAAAGAAAATCGGAATTAATATTACAAGTTGGTTTGACGAATGTTCGTTGAATTGGGGAGATTTACAAGAACGTTACTCAAAGGAATATAAAGACAAGAGGCCAGATATAACAGAAGCGCTAACAAATACATGGCCCGGCGAAAAACGGTTTACATTGAGGGATAAAAATATTCTAAGGAAAACCGCAGAAAGGACTTATAATTACTTTGTTGGATTGAAGGATTTTAAAAAGGACAATTCTCACAACAACAAATTGCCTTACACTTGCGTAAATTTTATATGGAGATTTTTAAAGGAAAAGAAAGATTATGATTTTAAATCAATTCCATATTGGATTCAAGGAGAACAATTTTTTACAGATGACTTGACTCCTTTTTTAAAGGAGATTGGTTATATTGTCCCGGGTTGGGATTCTAGCAATCAACCCTCAAGATTTAAAACAAAAGTACCGGCAGATTCAAATGGAGCATTGTCAGCGGCAGATTTTCTATAATTGAAAGGGATTAATGGATGATTATTAGGCGCGGAGTTTCTTCAGGGGAAATAGAAAAGAGAATTATAACAGGCATTATTACAGATAATATTTTCTGTGGCCAAATAGTTAAGATGGCCAAAAAACAATATTTTAAAATGGATTATGCCCGGCAAGTTTTTTCTTGGTGTTCTGATTATTATAAATTGTACAAAAAAGCTCCGGGCAAAGACATCCAAAATATTTTCCTTGTTGAGCAGGAAAAATTAAAAGAAGCTGAAAGCGAATTGATTAAAATATTCCTTTCAGAATTGTCAGATAGTTTTGATTCTTCAAACCCCCATTCTGGTTTATTAAAAGACCATTCCAGAGATTATTTTAGAGAGCGTGCTTTGGATTTACTTTCTGACAGGATAAAGGGTTTGCTTGCTAAAGGACAATTAGACCAGGCCGAGGCAGAATTAAGAAATTTTAATAAAGTTGCAAAGGATATGAGTGCTTGGTTCAATCCTCTTGATGTCAACAGTGTTAATCAGGTGTTTGCTGAAGATGAAACAAATCGGCTTTTTAAATTGTCCGGCAATCTTGGAGAACTTTCTGGTCCATTTGAAAGGGATTGGTTGATTGCTTTTATGGCGCCAATGAAGCGCGGCAAGAGTTGGTGGTTGCAGGAACTTGCTATTATGGCGTTGGAAAACGGATTGAAGGTTGCATATTTTTCTTTTGAGATGAATAAAATTGCCATTTCAAAAAGGTTGTATAAACGTTTGGCTTCCTTGGCCTCTTATACGGGAGACCACAAATATCCGATTTTTGATTGTCAAAAGAATCAGGACGGGACTTGTAAAAAGGACGAGAGAACTTGTAATGTTTCAATTAAAGCGCCGGGAGCGCCAACTCCGGAGTTCAAGCGATTTAAGGATTATAAGGCTTGTCAATATTGCAGGGCGAATGAAAACTCTGATTATGAAACAGCTACGTGGTGGTCCATACAACATCAAACCAAAGAATTTGATTCAAGGGCCGTCAGTAAAAAGGTAAAAGATTTCAGAATGCTCTATGGCGACAATTTGAGGATTATGGCATACCCTTCTTTTTCCGCTTCTTTTGATGATGCAGAACGCGATTTGGATGAACTTGAGACTCAAGAAAATTTTGTTCCAGATTTAATTTGTTATGATTATTTTGACATATCAAACCCGGGGAGCGGAATGAGCGGTCTATCAGAAAGGGCCGTGGCAGATTATGTTTGGAAGAAAGGAAAAGGACAGGCATCCAAGCGCCATTGTTTAGTGGCTACGGTGCTTCAAAGTACGCGGAAATCTATTAGCAAAAAAAGTTTAGAGCAGGAAGATACAGCCGAGGATATTCGTAAATTGGCCCATGTAGATTTGTTATATGGAATTAATCAAACCCCAGAAGAAAAAGAACAAGGGGTTTCTAGAATAAGTGTTATTGCACATCGTCATGAGGAATTTAGTTTTGCAGGAGAAGTTATGGTATTACAATCACTTGCGTTGGGTCAACCGTTTTTAGATGACGAGTGGATAAAAAAAGATTAAAAATATCATAAAATAATTTTTGGATTTTATGCATTCGGGAGTATAATAAAATCATAAGGGGAAAAGAACAAAAAAAATAAGACAAAAAGAAAAGGAGAATGAAGATGGTTAAAACAATTGAAATTGGAAAAATTCAGTTCAAAGAACTGGCGGCGGCAGTTAAAGACCTCAATGCTTGCGAGTTATTGACTCCCAAGATTGTTACTGTCGGGAAAAGCAAACAGGAAATCGTTGACGATTTTATAAAAGGCGTGTTGTCCATCCCGGACGACGACCAGGGGAACTGGAAAGGGCCGGAGAGTGTGGCCGTTTATTATCAGAAAATCACCGTGGCCGAGGTTGTTGAAAAGACTCCCGAGAAGTCCAAAGCAACCAAAGAACCCAAAGCGCCAAAACCGGCCAAAGAACCCAAAGCGCCAAAACCGGCCAAAGAACCCAAAGCGCCAAAACCGGCCAAAAAGAACCGGCTGGAAGTTACAGGCGAGACAATTCTTTCTTCGTTGAATACGTCCGGCGTTGAAGTTGCTGCTATTGTAAAAGCGGCAGATGAAGCTTACGCCAAGGAAGGCGGCAAGTCCAATGAGAAGGAATCTAAGTGGGCAACGAATGTCGCGTTGTCTGTGTTGAAGGGTTTCGGCGCCATACGTCTGGACGACGGAAAAGTTTGCATTAAATAATCTTTCGGCCAGAATTTTAAAATTTGTTAATGAAGGGCGGTTTGCCCCTGCTGCCCTTCATTAATTTTGTTGAGGAATGTTTTTTGAGTAAAAATCTTCAAAATGGTTTAACTATTCGCGGAGACTCTCTTTATTGTCCTTTGAGTCTTTCTCTTGACAGTTATTGGAATTGTCAAGCGAATTGTCATCATTGTTATTTGAGACGATTAAATCATGTTTGGGGGAAAGATTTGCGCCCATTGGACGTTGAGAATTTTGAAAGAACGTTAATCAATGGTTTAAAAAACAAAGAGCCGAAGTCGCCATTGTCTTGGGCTTTGAGACAGAAGAAAACAATCCGTTTTGGGAATAAGGCAGACCCATTCCAACCAGCAGAACTTGAGCATAAAGTATCAGCCCGGGTTTTGGAAATTCTTGTTGGTTTGAATTGGTCTTTTTTAATCCAAACAATGTTCACCGAGAATTTGATTCCACACAGAGATTTTATTATTGAAAATAAACATTTGATTTTTGTTCAACCGATAATTTCTCCCGGCGCGGAGAATGATTGGGAAATCTTGGAACGCACCAGAACAACCCCTGTTCAGGAAAGAATTGATTTTTTGTGTTATTTGAGGGCAAGGGGAGTTTCTGTCGCCGTTAATGGAGAACCTTTTATCCCTGGGTATCATACCATTAAGCAATTTGAGGATATCGTTAAAAGATTGAAGTCGTGGGGAATAAAAAATTACAATACTTACAATTTTCATTTTAATGATTTTGTTGCTAAGCGGTTGCACAATATTGGGATTGATATTGAAAAAATATGGCATTATAATCAGGATGAACACTGGAAGCCAATTTTACAGAAATTGATTGATATTGCAAAACAGAACGGCGTGATTTTGGGCTGCCCGGATTTTGTTAATTCAGGAAGTTATTGCGAAGAGACAAATACTTGTTGCGGGATTGATGTCCCTAATCCAACGACATTTAATGTGATGACCGTTAAAAGAATGTTGTTGGCGGGGAATTCTTTTGAGGAAACTATGAAGTTTTGTTGGGATGGCGTTGGAGATTATCATGAGGGCCTGGCTGCGATTTTAGGCAAAAACGAAAAAGTTTATTCTTTAAAGGATTGTGGAATTGATACAGAACAATACTCCAATTGAGAAGTATGGCGACATTTACGTCAAAAGAGAGGATTTAGCCTGTTTTCCTCCCGGGCCTCCCTTTGCTAAGGTTCGCGGATTATATTCGCGCTTGCTTGCGTTAAAGGCAAAAGGCGTGGAAACAATTGGTTACACTGAAACCAGTATCTCAATGGCTGGATGGGGTGTTGCTTGGATGGCAAAGCAATTGGGGATGACTGCTGTTATTTTTAATCCTATTTATAAAACGCCGAATGAGGTTTTGACTTTACATCGTTCAAAGTGGATTGAGTTTGGCGCGAAGATGATTGATATCCCTGCCGGGATGGCAAAAGTGAATTATCACATATCAAAAAATATATTAAGAGAACAATACGGCCCGGGCGCAGTAATGCTTCCTCTTGGCCTTCCTTTCATAGAAACAATAAGAGAGGTTTATCTTGAATTTGCTTTGAGTAAATGTAAAAAATTTAATACCATTGTAATGTGTGTTGGCAGCGGGACCATGGCGGCAGGAGTTTTAAAAGGAGTATTGAAGACAAAATCAAAAGCGCAGGTGATTGGAGTTCTTTGTCGTCCATCAAAGAAAATCAGACAAAAGAAATCTTTAATTTTGGGAATGGCAGGCGCGGTTTTAAATGATGATTTTTTCCAGATGGTTGATTTGGGTTATGAATACACTCAAAAGGTTGATTTTTTTGCTCCATTCCCTTGCAATCCATATTACGATTTAAAGGCATATAAATTTTTAATGGATTATAAGGAAACGGAGTATAATAATATTAGATTTAAAAAACCGATTTTATTTTGGAATATAGGTGCTTAATGAATTATTGGGAATTGCGCAAAATAGTTTCAAAGTTGATACCAAGACTTTCTGTTTTTATAGAACAAAAGGAAAAGCAAAGTCTTGTAAAAGAAAAGGGCCGGAAAACGAATTATTTTCAATTTGATATTTTGAAAGGGGATTTGTTAAAAAAAGAGCGCCTTTTAAACTTGGAAGAAATGAAATCTTTTATTGAAGTTAGTCTGCGCTCTCAGGCTTGTCCAATGTCTTTGAATATTGATATTTATGATTCAAAGATGTGTCCTTATCATTGTAAGTATTGTTTTGCTGATTATGCCCGGGCCAGTTTGTATTCTTCGTTTTTTGATAATACAAAAGGAATGGGGATGAGGGTTTGCAGTCCTGATTTTTTTAAGGCGGAACTTGACTCTCTTTTTAAGTATCGCGGTTCCAAAAAAGAACTGGCTGAGGTTCCAAAGGCAATTTCTATGGAAATGCCAATAAGATTAGGAATCAGATTTGAGGATTTTGTTCGCCCAATAGAAACAAAACATAAAGTCGCATTGTCAATGTTAAATTATCTCGCCGATAATGATTACCCGGTTATGGTCAACACAAAATCAGATTTGGTTGGCGACGATGAATATGTCAAGGCTTTTGCCCGCAATAAAGCTGGCGCGGCGGTTCACGTTACAATGATTTCATCGAACGAAACTTTTTTGAAAAATCTTGAGCCCGGCGCTCCGAAATTTAAAGAACGCATGCGCGCCTGTAAGAATTTAGTCGATGGCGGTATTCGGGTTGTTGCCAGGATTGAACCATTTATGGTTTTTTTGAATGATGAGAAAGGGATGGTTGACGATTACATTGACCATATGGTCATGGCTGGAATAAAGCACATGACATTTGATACTTATAGTTATTCGGCAGCCGGAACAGGCGTGAAAAATAATTTTGCCCGGATGGGATATGATTTTGAGCGGATGTACGAAGTTATGTCCAAGGCCCAGTGGTTGGGCTCTTTGTTGTTAGGAAAATATATGGATTATTTTCAACAGGCCGGGATTCAGTGTTCGACTTTTGACGCTGGCAACGTTCCAATTAACGATGACAATGTTTGTTGTTCTGTAAGTGATTTATTTGGCATGGGGAAATTTTGTCAAGGTAATACTACAAGCGCGATAAGATTTATTGCAGGCGGAGAGGGCCGGAAGACAAGTTGGGGCGATTTTGAAAAGCACGTTGAAAGCCATAATGGTTTTCTTTCTCCTGCATTTAAAAATGAGGTTAAACAGTTGTGGAATTTGTCAGGAGATATTTCTTTCAGTTTGGACCATGCGGCAGGTTTAATCCCGGTTGGACAGGACAAGGACGGTTTGCTTTGGACTTTTGATTCCAGTAAGGATTTTCGTCAGGAAATGTTGGAGAAATTGATATGACGGAGAAAAAGAATTTTATTAAGCCTGCTCCTTTGGATTGTATTTTGTACCCGGGCGGCATTGCCCAGAAGGAGTGCACGGGGAAAGGTTCTTGCGGGAAAGTGAAACCAGTGAATGAATTTTACGCAAAAGCAAAAACATTAGAGGATTGCGAAGGGCGAAATCTTTGTATTCCTTGTCATAATAAAAAAATGGAAGAAAATAGAAGAAAAAGGGAGAAGGAAGATGGAAAAGGAACTTGAAAATATTTTTCAATATGCCGCATCGTTGGACCAGGCCGGGAAAATGAAGAATACAATTCTTTGTAACGAAAGGGAAATTTTTATTGTTAATTTTGACAAAACAATTTTGTTGAGTTTTGTGTTGCCGAAAGTTTGCCCGGAGTTCAAGGAAAAAATTGTTTTTGACGCGAATGATTATGATTCCTCGAATTTTTATGTTGAGGGAGGTTCTGTCGTTTTTAAAACGACGGCAGATGGCTATGTTCGTAAAAAGAAATGCGGGTCAAATAAGTCGTTAGATTTTGATTCAATCTCCACGATGTATTATCGTTACAGTCGGAAGAAAACGACGTCAATTTTCACATTGCGCAGAGAAATAATGGGACTTCTACAAGACGATTTGTCCCATGTGGAAATACATTATGATAATGGTCTCAAAGTAATTCAAAGGGATATTTTTTCCGGAACAGTAATAGAAATTACAAAGGATAAAGCCGGGCTTGACTTAATTGATGTTGACAAGTTGGCTCCGTTTTCTCCGATGGGCCTGAGAACGGTTGACCTTGATGCCCTTTTCAGTTATGACAGGGAGTTGACCTTTTCTTTTGTCCCGGAAATGAATTATTTTATTGTGAAGGGAAAGATTACCGGACTAACAGGAATTTTGAGTTGGTGCTTATTTGACGAAATGGGAGATTTCAAAGTTGTCCAATAAGGGCCGGGCAATATCTGGCTCAATCAAAATATGGAGGAAATAAAAATGGGCGGCAAATCAAGAAAAGGCGGCCAAGTGTCAAAGAAGTTGATTGACAGAATTAAAAGCGGCAAGGCAAAAAGGAACGCAATAAGAAAATCAGACGGCCAAAAGGGATTGGATTTAGATGGGAAATAAATATCTTGAGACTCTCCAAAAGCTTAATATTGAGCCAAATTTCTGGTGTTCTGAGGAATATTTTGAGAAGGCCGGTTGGGAAAATCTTGAAGAAGGCGGCCTTGTTGGCGTTTTAGATGGAGATGGCTTTTTGATGTTGCCTTTGATTGATTTTGCGACTGGAGAAATGTTTAAATTGTCCACGGGAGCATGGGCCGGTCTTGGGAGCAAGGAAGGAAAGTTTTTGGATTATAATTTTATTTACGACCCAAAGCGCTTTTCTGATTTATCTGGAGGAGATTTTCAGACCTTCAGAAAAAATTCCCGCAAATTTGTCAATCGGAATCCTGATAAAAAAATGAGTTATATTAATCTTAAACAGACCGATGGCAATTTAATTGTCGCGTTGCCAGATATCCTTTGCCAGTGGTTGGAAGGCAAACCGGACGATGTTGTAATTTATGATGATAAAGTTATTTTGAATTACTTGAACGAATGCGAGAATGGAAAAGTTTTATTGGACCAGTACGGCAATATTTATGGGTTGAATATTTGGGATGAGAACTATATGTATGTCAATTTCCGATATTGCTTTTGTAAACCCGGGCAATTTTTAAGCGAATATATGAGACTTCTTTTTTATACTGACCCGGAAATTTTAAATAAGAATAAATTGGTCAACGACGGTGGTTGTTTGGATGATGAAAATTTATATCGTTTCAAAACAAAATTGAATCCAGTCAAAATAAATAAAATTTATTCTTGGGAATAAATAATTTGGAGGAGTTATGGCAAAAGATGATTATTCTGGTATAGACAACGGCGAAAAAAATGTGAAAGCGCAATCGGGCCTTTTTTCGTTTCCTGCTGATATTCAAGGCAAAACAGATAATGGGTTGCGCAAGTTTTTGATTTTTTATTTCGACGATGAAAAGGATTATGATTTGGTTCTATCAAAGTTGTCAAAGTCAAATCCTCATGTTAAATCTCATCCAGATATGAATTCTGTCGCGCTGGCGGAATTGATTAGAAAGGCAGACAAATGAATAATAAAGAATTGCATTATGTTTGTAAAGGTTGTCCTTCAAGGATGGCCGAATTGTGCGAGAAGGGAGTATGCCTTCCTTATGTCTCTGATGAGCGCCGGGAAGAAATTTTGAACATGCCAATGCCGGACGACTATAACGGAGTGCGTTTTACAAGTGACGCAATGGATTGCGCATTACCCATTTCTATTGACAGCCATTCAGGTTGCAGTTACGGTTGCAGTTATTGTTTTGCCAATAACCTTATGCGAGCGCCTGACCGTAATCCTGATAAAATCAGGAAGTTGTTTGAAAAAGGGACGTTGTATTCTGAATGGAAGATTGGCCATTTGGAGAAGTTTTTGAATCGCGAACTTGGAGGCATTGCGAAAACAATGTATCCTTTGTTAAATCAAGGTTGTCCAGTTCAACTTGGCGCTCTTGGAGATCCTTTGGACGAAATTGAAAGTCATCGTGGGTGGTTGTTAAAGGCAATTCCTTTGTTCCAGAAATATAATGTTCCTGTTCGAGTAGGAACAAAAGGAGCAAGGACGATGATGCTTAAACAATACCGAGATTTGTTTCATTTGACTCCTGAAAAATTTTGGTTCGCTTTTAGTATCATTTCTGCAGATGACGATTTGTTGACATCGGTTGATGTCGGAGCGCCGAACGCAACGGAACGTTTTGCCGCAATGAAAGCTTATTCAAAGGCTGGTCACCCTTGTAGCGTGCGTTTCCGGCCCTTCTTGCCCGGGTTGTCCGATTATAACAACGGATGGAAAAGGTTGTTGGACAAGGCGGCTGACGCCGGGGCAAAAGCAGTAAGCTTTGAATTTATCTTTTTGGAATCAGCGCCAACAACGCGACAGAAGATAATGTATCACCATATGTTTAAGGCAATGGGGGACGTCAAGTTTGGGGACAAATGGAATGCGATGAGCAAGTCTGTTGAGGCATGTCGTCGAGGGAGTCGAGATTACAAATTTGACATGACCGCGAAAGTCAGAGATTATGCTCATAAACTGGGAATGGTTTTTGCTTGTAGCGACCCTCATTTCAAAGAATTCAACGATACCGGTTGTTGCTGCGGCATTTTGCCAGATGACCCAATTTTTGGGCATTGGAGTCGCCGTCAATTGACAAATGTTGTTTATGAAATGAAAAGGGATTTTGACAGAGGCATTCGTCGCCAAGTAAATTATTTGGATTGGGCTCCAGAATGGGCCCATAAGGTTAAGGCGGTCGAAATGTACAATTGTGGCGGTTGGCATTCCAAAAGAGTCCGCAAGTATTTTACCTTTGGCGATGCTATGCGCAACAAGTGGAATGACCCATATCATCCTCGGAGTCCTTATATTTATTTTGCCGGCGTGATGCACCCGGTTGGGGTTGACCAAAATCAAGATGTTGTTTATGAATACCGGGATTGGGATAAGAATTTTTCTAAGAAATTTGTTGGGGAAGTTATAAAATAATTTAAAATTTTACTGAAGGAGAAATATTATGAAGAGAACTGAATTGTTGGAAGCTTTGAGAAAAGTTATGCCTGGCGTGGAAGAAAAGAATGCCCTTCTTGAAGGAGCTGATTCTTTTATGTTTGATGATAAATGGGTCAAAACGTTTAACAATGAAATTTCGGCCAGTTATCCTTTTGATTCAGGAATCAAATGTTTGGTTAAGGCGCAGGAATTTTTCAAAGTTGTTTCCCGGATTGAAAGTGATGAAATCAAGATGATTATGCTGGATGACGGCAAGTTACAATTGTCAGGAGGCAAAACCACCTTGAAAATGGTTTCGTCAGACAGTTCTTCCATTCTTGCTTTGGTTGATAATCTTGCTTTGGACGGGATTAAATGGGTCAAACTCCCGGCGAATTTTATCAGTGCTTTGCGCCTTACTTCCAGCTTTGCCACAACAGATAAGGCATATTCTTCTCTTTGCGGCGTTTCGGTTGCCCGGGATGGATTAGCAGCCAGCGACAGATTCAGGGCCGGGTTTTACTCAATGGAAGTCCGTTCTCTCAAAAAGGAAATAGTATTACCCATCGGCGCGGTTACAGAGTTGATAAAGTTTGAAGACGTTGATGAATTTTCGGTTGGAGAAGCCTGGATTCATTTCAAGTCAAAGACAGGGTTGCAATTTAGCATGCGGCAAGTCAAGATTGATTTCCCTCGCCAGGCAATCAGGGAGTTTTGTTCGGTTGACCCATCTGTTCTTGGAGAGAAATATTCTTTCCCGGAGAAGTTATCTCAGTCTATCGAGATGGCTTCAATTTTGACATTCTCAAATGAGGGATCCGAATATATTGATTTAACTTTGGATGCCAAAGATAATTTATTGGTCACCGGCGCCAAACAATACGGAGAAATAAAAGAGAAAATTTTGAAGGACGACAAATGGTCTTTCCCAAAAAACGTTACTTTAAAAATCAATCCGAAGCTCTTAAACAGAATGTTGTCGCTGGGCCGGGATTTTTATTTGAAGGAAAATCGTTATCTGTTAATAAAAGAAGGCGATTTTGAAAGCATTTTAGCCCTGGTCGTTTAAAAGGAGATTCTTGATGATTTGTCATCTTCACGTTCATAATGAGTTTTCTATTCTTGATGGTTTTGGTAAGGCAGAAGATTATTTAAAGCGCGCAAAAGAGTTGGGACAATCTCATTTGGCGCTTACGAATCATGGAAATATAGATGGCTTTTTAGATTTTCAATCTGCGGCGAAGAAAGCGGGCATTAAACCAGTTTTTGGTTGCGAGCTTTATGTTGTCCCGGATTGCTTAATCAAAGATAAGATTGAGCGTCGTTTCCATATGACGGCCTTGATAAAAAATGATATTGGTTTTCAAAATCTTTGTAGAATATTGACAAGGGCAAATTTACAAGGTTTTTATTACAGGCCGAGAACCGATTTCAAAACCATCCTTGAATTTTCTGAAGGATTAGTTTTTTTGACTGGGTGTTCGAAAAGTCCTTTGGCCTTGCAAAATGGCCGGGATTTTTTAATCCAATTGAATCAGAAAAATCCAGATGACTTTTATTTGGAAATAATGCCTCATGATTATGAGCAACAAAAAATTATTAATAAAATTTGTCTTGATTGGAAAGACGAATTTGATTTTCCTTTAGTTGCCACAAACGATTGTCATTATATTAAATCAGAAGATGCTAATTTACATGAGGTTCTTTTAGCAATACAAACCAAGGCAAAATGGAACGAGAAAGACCGATTCAAATTTGAAATTGGCGGTTTGCATCTGCGTTCAGAGGAAGAAATGGCTCAAGCCTTTTTGGAGCAGGGGCAATTAACAAAAGCGGCCCGGTTAATGGCATTGAGGAATACAATGGAAGTTGCGGAAAAGTGTTCTTCTTTTGAAATTAAAAGAAAGGATGTTTGGCTTCCTAAAATATCAGGACTGGATTCTTCTGTTGCAGAAGAAGCTCATTTGGAATTTCTTTTTGAAGATGGCTACAAAAAAATATTTTGCGGGCCGTTGTCAGGTCAATATTATGACCGTTGCAAGGAAGAGTTTGAATTGATTTGCAATAAGAAATTTGTTCGTTATTTTTTATTGGTTCATGAGCTTATCCAGTGGTGCAAAAAGAACGATATTATGACCGGCCCGGGCCGAGGTTCTGTTGGCGGCAGCTTGATAGCTTATCTTATAGGGATAACAAATGTTGACCCAATTAAATATAATCTCCTTTTTTCGCGTTTTATTGATGAAAACCGCATTGATTATCCTGATGTGGATATTGACTTTGAAGATGTTAAGCGTCCGTTGATAAGGCAACACTTGGAAGAATTATACGGCAAGAACAATATTGCTTCAGTTTCTACTTTTATGAAAATGAAGGGCCGGGCGGTGATACGGGACGTTTCAAGAGTTTTCGATGTTCCTTATAAAGATGTGGATGAATTTGCAAAAGCCATATTTGATGAAGATAATGAAAACAATTCTGTTGAGCAGGCTGCCAAGGAAACAAAGGAAGGCGCGGCCTTTTCGAAAAAATACCCTTCTGTTGTTGATTATGCAATAAGACTGGAAGGTCAAATTCGCGGTTGTAGTCAACATGCCGCCGCGCTTATTGTTTCCGCAGAGGATTTGACTCAAGGGACAAGGGGAAATCTTGCTGTGCGATCGGACCAAGAAGTTGTTAATTGGAGTAAGGACGATGCTGAATATATGGGTTTGATGAAATTGGATATCCTTGGATTGAGCACTTTGTCGATATTGAATGAGGCCAAACGATTAATTAAAAAGAATCACAATAAGGAAATTTGTTTTGAGTCTATTGATTTGAATAATAAACAAGTTTTTGAAATGTTATCAAGAGGAGAAACGGTTGGCGTTTTCCAATTTAATACTTGGGCAACAACAAAATTGGTCAAACAAATTGGAATTGAAAGTTTTGAATCTATGGGGGACGTTGTCGCTTTGGTAAGGCCTGGCCCTTATGACAGCGGAATGACGGCCGATTTTATAAAGCGCAAGCATGGGACTAAATGGAAAAAGAAGCACCCCATTTATGAAGAAATAACAAAAGACACCTTTGGGATTATAGTTTATCAGGAACAGGTAATGCAGGTTATAAATCTTGTCGCCGGTTTGCCTTATTCCACCGCCGATAAAATTAGAAAAATCATAGGGAAGAAAAGGGACGCGAAGGAATTTAAACCATACAAGGATGCCTTTGTTGAAGGTTGTTTAAAGAGCAAAACGTTTTCCAAGGAAGAAGCAGATGAGTTTTGGGAGGCGCTTCAGAATCATGCTAGGTATTCTTTTAATAAATCTCATTCTGTTGAATACGCAATGATTTCATATTGGTGCGCTTGGCTGAAATTATATTTCCCGGCTGAATTTTTATGTGCCAATTTGACGTTTGTTGCAGCAGAAAAAAAAGAAGAAATTGTTAAAGAGGCCCAAAGAGTTGGATTGAATGTTGTTTTGCCCCGGATTGGCGTGTCAGACGCGAAAGTATGGACTGTTAAAGACGGGAATATTTATGTTCCTTTTATTGAAGTAAAGGGGATTGGCGAAAAAACGGCGGAAGACTGTTCGAAATATAAGCAACCTGCCGCTGATGCTTTTTTTGATTTAGGCAAAGCAAAACCAACAGGGAAAATAGGAAAGTTGATGGAAGCAATTGGCGCAGATGGGTCTCCTCCAAAAGATGATATTTCAAAATATTTTTCTTTTGATGTTTCTACAATAACAAATAAAGAACAAAAAGAAAAAGAATGTTATTTTATTCAAAAGCGGTGGAGAAATCCTGAAAATTTATATTGCAAGGATTGTCAATTAAGAACAGAAGCAAAACAGCCGGTTTTGCCCTCTTGCGGAATTTATAATGTTTTTATAATTGGAGAAGCTCCGGGGAGGGACGAAAATGAAGAAGGAAAAGGTTTTGTTGGCAAAGCAGGCGATTTGTTATGGAAGGAATTGTTTAAATACGGTTTGACCCGGCGACAATTCCATGTCACAAATACTTGCAAATGTTATCCCGGGAATATTAGGACTCCGAAAGCAGAGCATATTTCAGCTTGTTCAAAATGGCTTGATGCAGAGATTAAGAATGCAAATGCGAGGTTGTGTTTGGCCTTGGGCAATACTCCCTTAAAATATTTTAAGGGGATTGATGGAGGAATTACAAAATTGTCTGGTTCAATGGAGTGGATTGAAAACAAAGGCATTTGGGTTTGTTGGGGATTGCATCCTTCTGCTGTATTGCATCGTCCAGAAAATAAAATGCTTTTTGAAGAAGGGATAAGAAGTTTTGCAGATAAAATAAAATCAATGGGAGGATTCAAATAATGGCGGAAAGAGTTGAGCTTCATTTAAAGTACAGACCGAAAACGTTTGACGAATTGATAGGATATCGGGTTTTAAAGGAATCTTTGTTGGCGGCAATTCCAAGGTCAAGAACGTTTTTGTTTTACGGCCCGAGAGGATGCGGCAAAACAACGATTGCTCGATTGATAGGCAATCACATTAATGTTGCTCCAATTGATTTTTGTGAGATTGACGCGGCAGATAATACAGGCATTGATAATGCCCGGGCGATTAAGGAGGCCGCTCAGTATTCTCCTTTGGGAGGCAAATTTAAAATTTATATTATTGACGAATGTCATCGGTTGAGCGGCGCGGCATCGGACTCCCTTTTAAAGACTTTGGAAAATCCGCCTCAACATTGTTATTTTGTCCTTTGCACTACTGAGTTGCAAAAGGTTTCTGCAACAATGAAGAGCCGTTGTAAATGTTATGAGGTTCAGCCATTAACTGAAGACGAACAGAAATTTCTTATCAAATGGGTCTGTCACGAAGAAGGGTTCAAGGTTTCCCCAACGGTGAGGCAAACAATTGTTGAAAGTTGCGAGGGAATTCCAAGAGAAATATTGGTGACTCTTGATACTGTTCGCGGTGTTGAAAATGATGAAGACGCAATCTCTTTGATTCGGTCTGCTGTTCACAAAGAAGTAATAGATTTATGCCGCGCTCTTTTAGACCAGCGGAAATGGTCGGAAGTTGCTGTTATATTAAAAGCCTTGAAAGATGACCCTGAAAGGGTAAGAATGGCAATATTGGGATATATGAATTCTGTATTGTTGTCGGCGAACCCAAAAAATATGGAACTTGCCGCAGGTTTAATTAAAAACTTTCAGGATTCATACATGTATATTGGCAAGGCCGGGCTGACAAAAGATTGTTTTTACAGCGTCACTTAATTTCGATGGAAATTAGGAAAAGGGAGTATAATAAATTTAAGGAAGGAATTTTAAATGTCGGACGGAATGGAAAACGTTTTTAATTGTCAAGAAGATGTAAATATCAACAGAAATAATCTTGATGCTGAATGGGCAAAAAGGCCTGCGAATTACAATTATTGGTGTGAACAATTCGCTCGGGAATTAAGAAAAAAAGATGAGATTTGGCTTGAGAAGAAGGTTTTAAAGGCCGTTTTATTTAAAGAGGCCCGGGTGAAATTAACAGAAAACGGGAAAGCTCCCTCAGATACAAGATGCGACGTGGAAGTTCACGCTGACCCAAGATATAGAGATGTTTCAGCAAGGTTGATTATTGCCGAAGAACGTGTGAACATATTAAGCGGAATAAAATGGTCTTTGGTTGAAAAAGGCAAGTCTCTTGAAGAATTGTCAAAGGATAAAAAAATTGGCAAAGATATGCCAGATGGGTATAAAGAACAATATCGGGAGTCTGTTCATAATATCAATGAAGAATCTGAAAAAGCAGACCTTATTTTAAGGTCAAAAATAAAGAGGGGATGACCAATGGAGATTGAAACCAAGTTGGTGTTTTTGCCGTTTATTATTTTGTTTATATACGTTGTTTGGAGGCTTTTAACTTATGGCGCTGCCAGGAGTTATTTTCAAGCAAAGTTATGGTTTGTCAAAAAAATAAAATTTGACCGTAAGGAGGCAAAGAAAGATGAGAGATAGCAGACGTAGCATGAAAGAGGAAATGAAAAAAAGGATGGAGACAGAACAAACTCATTATCAAAGGAGAGGGAGTTTGTTCCGTTCTGATATTCAGGCAAAGTTTTTTAAGTGTAAGGAAGGCCCGAATTTGATTGATATTCTCGCCTATTTGTCGGGAAAATTTGACCCCATCGCCGCAGAATCAATGGCGTATGTTTTGAGAATATTCTTACATAAAGGCGCGGCCCAGGACGGCGGAGATATAATTTGCATTGAGCAAACTTTCAAGGATGTTAAACGGAGAGAAGAAATTTTCGGAAAAGGTTGTTATTGCCCAGTTTGCAAGGAATATCGGGCAAAGGTTGCCAAGGGAGCAACAAAGGAAGAAACGGACAACCTTCGTTACGCAAATTGGCCGCGCACGATTTATAACGTTTTTGACCGCCGAGACCCGGGCGCAGGTTGCCAAGTTTGGGAAACTTCTTCATATTTGCTGCAACAGTTTCTCGATGTTATTTCAAAGAAATCTACTTTGCCCGGCGAAATGAGTTCTTTGGAAAATTACATCGCTTATATGGATATTGAAGATGGCAAATCAATTTCCTTTGAGCGACAGGGAACTGATGAAAAAACGAAGTTTATTGGCGTTAAATTCGAAGACCGCCGTTCTCCGATTACAAACGAAGTTGCGGATGCCGCTCAACCCCTGGACGAATTGATTGCCTGGCCAACAATGCCAAGTTTATATGAATCTTTCTGGGGAGTCCCGATGAACGGCGCGGCTGTCCAGCAGGCTGCATCAGCGCCGCCGTCAGAGAAACGTTCTCCGAAGTATGAAAAGAAGGAAGACATCCCTGCTTCTTTGGGAAAAGCAAAAACGGAAGAACCGCCAGCAGCAACAACTGCTCCTCCTGCTGCTGAACCAGAAGACGAAGAAGCAATTCTTCAAAGACGTTTGGCAGAAATAAAATCAAAGAAAAACAAAGATAATCAGGAAAAAGCAAAAACGCCGTTGGCAACAGACACTCCTCCGCCTCCTCCGCCTCCTCCGGCGTCAACCGGGAACGAATGCCCTTCTGGCCATGAGTTTGGCAAGGACATTGATGAAAAACCGGAATGCGAGAAGTGCAACGCATGGAAGGAATGCGCCAAAGAAAGCGACAGGCTTGAGCGCGCAGCCAGATAATTCTTTTGTGGCGAGAGAGTCCGGCGTTGACGGACCATCCGGGGAGCCCCAGTCCTGACCCGGCTCTCGCTTACTTTAATAGAGGTGATTATGAAAATTGGTCGGGACATCAAGGATGATGATAGCAATAAGCCAGAAGAAGTTGTTACAGAAGTAAAGAAAAGCTCTGTTGCTTTGGAATTTTTTAATACATGTTGCACTCTTTTGAATTTGGCCATTTCTCAATTGGGGAAAAATGGCGGTTGGCCCCGGGGTCGAATCAGCAATGTTGTTGGCGATGGTTCAAGCGGGAAAACAATGTTGTGTTTAGAAGTCTGCGCTTGGCTTTTTCATAATTGGAAAAAAATTAAATCAAAATATTTCCCTCAAATAAAAAAAATAAAAATAATTTACGACAACGTTGAAGGGGTTATGGACTTCCCTATTGAAGAAATGTATGGGAAGGAGTTCAAGGAATCTGTTTTTCCAAAACCCGGGAGTCCGGATTATGTTCGTTCATCAACGGTTCAAGAATGGGGGAGAAGACTTACGAGAGAAATTGACGCGAATAAACCGGGAGAGTGTTTGCTTTATATTTTGGACTCTTTGGATGCGTTGTGCACTTCTGAAAGTCAAAAACGGTTTGATGAGGCCGCGAAGAAAGGGAAGGATGAAGATGGTTCGTATGGCGCCGGAGCAGAGAAGGCAAAATATTTGAGCGATTCTTTTTTCGGGAACATATGCGATAAAATGGAAGGCAAGGACGTTACCCTCATTATTGTCTCTCAAATTCGAGAAGCGATGGGGATTACATATGGGAAAAAGTACAAACGGAACGGAGGAAAAGCTTTAAATTTTTATACTCATGTTGTTCCGTGGTTATACACTGAAGAAAAAATGAAAAGGACTTTCCGGGGAGAGGACAGGGTGTATGGAGTCCGCACCCGGGCCGTAATTGAAAGAAGCAAGGTGTCAAAACCCTTTAGAGAAGCAGAATTTCAAATTCTTTTTGATTATGGTCTTGATGATATTTCTTCTTGCTTGGCTTATTTATATGGGCCAAAAGTAGAGAAAATCAATTGGGATAATTTATCCAAGAAGGAAATAGAAGCCGGTGGTCGGCAATATGGCCGGGCGGAATTGATAAGTAAAATTGAAACGGAAAATCTTCAGGACGAATTGATTGATAGAACGGAAAAGGCCTGGAACGAAGTTGAAAATGCGATTAAACCTGACAGAGCAAAAAGGTATTGACGGATGAGATTGATTATTGATTGCAATTATTTAGGATACAGGTCTTTACACACAATGGGCAACCTTTCTTATCATGAAAAGAAGGTTGGAGTTATTTTTGGCTTTTTAAAACAAATATTAAAACTTTCTTATGATTTTAAAACAAGGGATTTTATCTTTTGTTGGGACTCTAAACAATCTTACAGAAAATTGATTTGTCCAGATTATAAGGCAAACCGGCAGCAATATGCTTCTGATGAGGAACGTGCTGATTCTGAATTGGCGTTTGTTCAATTTGACGAATTAAGAGAGAAGATTTTGCCATACATGGGTTTTGTTAATATTTTTCATCAAACCGGCTATGAATCTGACGATTTGATTGCTTGGATAGTAGCCCGGTTTCCAGACGATACTGTTATTGTTTCCTCTGATAATGATTTATTGCAATTGTTGGTTGACCATAGGTTTAATCCCGTCAGACGATGGGATTTTAAGGAATTGATTGATGAGGCTTGGTTTACTAAAAACTGGCATGGTCTTAAACCTTTTGATTGGATTAGGGTCAAAGCAATTGCGGGTTGCAAGACCGATAATGTTATCGGAGTGAAGGGAGTGGCAGAACCAAGCGCGGCGAAATATGTTGCCGGACTATTGCCGGATGGGGTTAAAAAGAAAAGCATAGATGACGCAAAAGATTTGATTGATTTTAATATCCCTTTGGTTGGATTGCCTTTCAATGGAAGAAAACCAATAAGGATTTCAGGGATTGAAAAAGATAATATCAGCGAGGATAAGTTTTCTTTGACTTTTGGTCAATATGGTTTCCGGTCATTATTGTCAGGAGAAGAAACAAAGAAGTGGACAAATTCTTTTTTTGGAGGACAAATTGGCCGGCAATAGTATTTTACATTTAAAAGATGAGAATGCGTTAAAAGAATTGCTTGCCCGGATGAAGAGCGGAAAACCGGCAGACAATCTTTTTTCTCCGCCTCCAGTCAGCAATAATAAGTTCCATGCAATAATGACAGAAGTGGACGGCATGAAATTTCAATCAAAAAAGGAATCTAGGTATTATTTAGAACTCAAGGCCCGGGTTCATTTGGGAGAAGTGAAATATTTTTTGAGGCAAATCCCAATTTTGCTGCCTGGGGGAGTGAAATATGTAGTTGATTTTGTCGAATTTTTGACCGATGGTTCAGTTCGGTACGTTGATGTTAAAGGATGCCGAACAGATGTTTATAAAGTAAAAAAGAAATTGGTTGAAGCGACATATCCAATAAAAATAATAGAGGCTTGACCGTGTTTAAATCATTAAGAATTAGAAAGTTTCAAAGTCACGAAGATACTTTTCTGGAGTTTTCCCCTTTTGTCAACGTGCTGCAGGGCCTGAGTACGGTTGGAAAATCTTCCGTACTCAGAGCCAAGCGCCTGTTGGTTGACAACCGGCCCTCTGGCGCTAGATTCTTTTCAAATTTTGCAGGGGATAAAGGGGAAACGATAATTGACTTGGAATTGCCAGAAGGCAAGGTTGAAATTATTAAGGACGTCAGGACGACTAAAAAAGGGGAGAAGGAACTTAAATCAACAACCTATAACCTGGAAGTTCAAGGCGAAAAGTTTTCCTTCACCGGCGTGGGGGAATCTGTACCAGACCAAGTAAAGGAATTGTTAAATTTATCAGAATTAAACGACCAGCGTCAGTTTGATTCTCCCTTTTTAATTTCCACTTCTGCAGGAGAAATTGCCCGGACAATTAATAGAATTACAAATTTGGAAAAGGTGGATGAATGGGTGTCCACTTTGTCTTCCAAAATAAATGACGTAAATCGGTCCATAATCTCTTACGAGGAGGATATCAAGTTTGGGGAAATAGAATTGGCCCGGTACGCAGATTTGGACGAAACTGGATTGATTGTAAACAAGCTCTCGGCTACTCAAGGGGAATTAAATTCTTTACAAATAAAACATTCCCATTTGGATAGGGATTTGGTGGTTTATGAAGAGAAGTATAGAACTCAGGAAAATTTGAAGGCTTTTCTTAAAGCAGAGAAATATATCTCCCGGGCGGATAAATTGCAAAGAGATATTGATTTGTTTCACAATTTGATGTCTCAATTAAGCAAGTATGACAATTTAAAAAATGAAAAACAAAGGATGTCTGCTCAATTATCAGAATTGGAACCATTATTGGGGAAAATAGAAAAATCCAGTTTTGATACCCGGCCTTTTAACAGATTGAATTATCTTTACAATGCTTATTTGGAATTATCATCAGACCAAAAAGAAAAGAAAAAGATTTTTACGGAATTTTCGGGACTCTCTAGTAAAATAGTAACAATAGATAAAACGCGGCTTCAAACTCTTGATTTGTTGTTGGAGGATTATAGATTGTTTCAGGCAAATTGCGAGGAAGGAAATGGTCAGTTAAAAGAAGCAAGGAAAAGGTATATGTCCTTGTTGAAGGAATCAAGACGTTGTCCGGGCATTCTTCATTGTTCATTGACGGATAATCAAATGAAAGAGGTTGAAAAGAGCTTATGAGAATTGTTGGCCTGTCAGATATACATTTAATTTTTGAAAATCCGGTTGCTCGGCTTGATGATTTGACTGTTGAACAATGGGTCAAATTGTCTTTTGTTTTTGAATATGCTCGAAAAATCGGCGCGGTTATTTTTCAGGCCGGAGATCTTTGCGACAAACCCAGAAGTTGGTTCTTGTTGCCTCTTTTGATTTTATTTATGAAAAAATATGGCGTCCCTTATTACGGAGTGTTTGGTCAGCATGATACTTATATGTATTCTGAGGAGACCAGAGATAGAACCAATTTGGGCGTTTTGGAAAAGGCCGGGTTGGTAACAATATTGAATCCTGAAGCGCCGGTTGTTTTAGATGGAGGGAAGGTGCAAGTATTTGGGGCAAGTTTCGGGCAAAGCTTGGGCAAGGTTCCAAGAAAAGGTTTTACTGTGGGCGTTATTCATGCTTCCGTTTCTGATAGGGCCTTATACCCAGACCATAAGTTTTCTGAGATGTCGCTTTATCTCAAGGAAAAATCTGATTATGATTTAATTCTTTGCGCTGATGTTCACCGCATGTTCTGTTTTGAAAAGGAAGGTCGGGCAATAGTCAATGTTGGCCCAATGATGCGGCAAGAAGCAACTGAATATAATTTTAAACACAACCCGGGGTTTGTTGTGTATGATACAGATACAAGAGAAATTGAATGGGTTGATATCCCTTGCGCTCCGGCGGAAAAGGTTTTGAGTAGAGACCATATAGAACGCAAGAAGGAAACGGAACAAATGTTGGACAATTTTGTGGAAGCGCTTGGAGAAAGCAAAGCGGTTGAAGGAGTTTCTTTTCAGGAAAATTTATGGCAATTTGTTAAGGAAAATAAGATTGAACAACCTGTTGTTGATATTTTGTCGGAGATAATGAATGGCTGAGTCAATGGGTCAAATTCCTTTTGGGAAGCACCGGGGCAAAGATATTGAAGATGTTCCGACAGATTATCTTAAATGGTTTATTGGAGAAAAGAATATCAGAGAGAACAATTTTGTGTTGTGTGAACAAATAAAAAAAGAATTGAAATACAGAGAAAATTTTGGAGGGCCTGAATAATGGCGGAGAAAGAAGAAAAAACATTGGAAGAATTGAAAAGTAAAGTTGATAGGCTAAAAACGGAAATTGCTCAAAATGAAGGCTCTTTACAAACCGTTCTTGAACAAATAAAAAAAGAGTTTTCTGTTGAGACAATTGATGAGGCTTATAAAAAACTGGAAGCTATGAAGGCCGATATTGAAGTCAAGACAGAACAAAGGGACGAATTAATAGAAACGGCCCGGAAGATGCTGGAGAAATACAGATGAGACATTTTGTTATTGGGGATGTTCATGGTTGTTTTTCAACCTTGATGGCATTATTAAAACAATTGCCCGTAAAGAAAAGAGACGTAATCGTTTTTTTGGGCGATTATATTGACAGAGGCCCTCGGTCATTTGAGGTTTTAGCTTTGTTACAAACAATGAAAAAAGGAACCATCTTTTTGAAAGGCAATCATGAAGAGTTTTATTTGATTAATTTCAAAAATCCTGCTGATGACAAATTGGAAAGGCAAGAAGACCTTTCTTTGTGGCTGTCTAATGGTGGCGCCCAAACAGCCCTTTCTTTTCATAATGCAAACATTCCATTGGACACTTTTGTTTCTTTTGTTGGCGATTTGCCCCTCTATTATGAGACAGAAAAGTTTATCTGTGTTCACGCCGGGATAAATGGGACAATAGAAAAAACCACAGAAGATATTTTTCTTTGGGAACGTTCTTTTTCTAATGATACCCAAAAGCTTTTGATATGTGGGCATACTCCTTGGAAAATTACAGATATTGAGAATCAATCAGATTTGTTAAAGGAAGGAAAAACAAACATTATTCATGTTGATAATGGTGTTTTTGTAAAGAATCAGGAAATGTATGGCAATTTAACCGCGTATTGCCCGGAATTAAACCAGTTCTGGTTTCAACCAAACATAGAGGAATCATGACAATACCAGAAATTATTAATGAATTCAATCAAATTAAAGCAAAAAAAGAATTGCTTGAGGGCAGTCTTTCAAATAAAAAGCAAAGCCTTTCTTCCTTTAAGATTTCATATGAGAGAATGGTTAAGGCGCGTTGGGTATTAACCGAGGTTGCTCAACAGACCCAGAGGCGCTTCCAGGATAAGGTTGAAGGATTGGTTACAGTGGCAATAAGGAGTGTTTTTGACAGACCTTTTGAGTTTCATTTGGAGTTTGAACGGAAAAGAAATAGAATGGAGTGCAAACCGTTTATTTCAGAAGGGAATAAGATTTATGACGACCCGGAATATGACGTTGGTGGCGGCATACTTGATATTATTTCTTTTGCGTTCAGAATAGTTTTATGGTCGTTGCAAACTCCTCGTAGCAGGAATGTGATTGTTCTTGATGAACCAATGAAAAATATGGGCAAGCTTATTCAGCTTGGTGGCCGGGTTCTCAAGGAAATTTCACATAAATTAGGCTTGCAATTGATAATAGTTACGCATGATGAGGAATTAATTGAGATTGGCGATAAGGTTTTTAGATTTGCGCATGATGGAGTTAAATCTCATATTGTTCAAAGCCCGGGCGAAGTTGTTCCTGAAAAAAAGGAGAAAATTCATAATGACGCATCTGGAAAAGCAGGGGAAGCAAGACCCAGCAAGGCAAGAATTATACGATAAAATCAGACGGATGTCAGCCGAAGAAGGTAAGTTAGACAGCGAAATCAGCGCTGTTCTAAAGATGGATTGTAAGTTAATTTATCACATCCGCAGAAATATTTTAAAAATTAGCAATTATGGTCGCAAGAGAATTTGCGAAGGTTGTCATCAACAACGTTCCATAACCTTATTCAATTTAAAAGAATCTAATTTTTGCATTATTTGTCGCAGAAAAGAAGGGAATTATAAGCGCGAAAAAAAGAAAAGAGGGCCGCGAAAAAAAGAAGAAGAAACAATGTTAGTTTTATGTTTGAGTTGCGAAAAGAGTTTTGAGTCGCGGATTTATCCGGATAAGAGTTACGACCGCGTTTGCCCAAATTGTAAAATAGTCAATGATTTTTTGGACAGGGTGTCTATATGATAAAGGAATTTCAAGGGAGTTATCGTTTTTTAAGCAATTTTTATCCTTGCAGAATAGTTTATGAAGGAATTGCCTATTTGTCTGTGGAGGCTTTTTATCAAGCGCAAAAGACATTTAGCGTCGTTCGCAAAAGGGAAATTTCTCAAATGAGGCCCGGACAGGCAAAACGCGCCGGGAGAGACCTTGTTTTGCGTTATGACTGGGAAGAAATTAAATTGGAAGTTATGGAAAAAGGGTTGCGTCTCAAATTTGCTGACCCGGATTTAAAGGCCCTGTTGTTGGAAACTGGAGTTCAAGAATTAATAGAAGGGAACTATTGGGGCGATGAGTTTTGGGGAGTTTATAATGGCAAAGGGCAAAATAATTTGGGCAAATTATTAATGAAAGTTCGAAAGGATTTGAGCGATGGTTAAAAGAATATTTTTGGACACAGAAACAACAAGTGTCAATCGTCATAAATGTGGCCTTTGGCAATTTGGCGGCATCATTGAGGTAGGTAAACGTTCTGAGGAGTTTCTTTTTGAGTGCGATATCTTTAAAGGGGACGATATTGATGAAGCGGCCTTGCATATGCATGATTTGACTATTGAGAAATTGGCTGAAAAGCCAGACCCGGGCGAAGTCTTTGACAAATTCCAAGCGCTGTTGGGGCGATATATCGACAAGTATGATAAAAATGATAAATTTTATTTTATCAATTTTGGAGCGGAATTTGATTCAGAGGTTATGCGTCAATGGTATCATAAAAATGGCGATGATTATTACGGTAGTTGGTTTTGGCATCCGCCGATTGATTTAATGGTTTTGGCAATGCAACATATAATTGGCCGCCGCCACGAGCTTGTGAATTTTAAGCAGAGTACTGTGGCAAAGTATTTTGGTCTTGAGTTTGATGAAAATAATCTTCACGATGCCCTTTATGATGCGAAATTAGCAAAAGGGATATATGATAAAATCATTGGAAGATGAAAGGAAACTAAAATGATTAAAGCCGGGAAAAGAATGTACCAATTTATGCAATGCGTTTTTAGAGTATGGGAAAATAAGGTCGTTCTGTGGGTTCACCCTAATGGCAACGTCATTATGCTGAAGCAAGAAGAATATAACCGTTTGAAGAAAATTGAAAAGGAAAATAAAAAAAGTAAGAATGGAGAACAATCTGCAAATAAAAATTAGTGAATACAGTCATCAATATTACCGGGAATATGTTGGCGAACCAATATTGTGGTGTCAATCTGTTGAGTGTTTCAGAGGCCAATATTTACAAGTCCCTGCCGTTTTATTAAAGGTTGACAATCATATTCAGTTGATAAAATTGGAAAGAGAACTTTATCATACTAAAATTGAGATTGTTGATGCCGAGGAGCAAAAGATAATTTCAGGAAAAATGCAGGATGGGAGTATAATAAAAATAAAAAGGAAAAACCAGTGTTGGATTTGGTTAAAAAAGAAAAGCCTGTTATTTCAAAAATTCCTACCTCTGACGATGTTTCGTTGGGCCAGTGGTATTGGTATGTGTATAAAGAAGATGGAAGCGACAAAGAAGAAAGATGGTTAGGCTGCATTACGGAAATTGGCAGCAATTATGTTCAGATTACTTCCCCGGGCCATAGGAGTTATTACCAAGAAAGAGTTCATTTCGATAAGTTTTATGAAACCTTGGTTTTTGAACCTAATTCTGCAAAAGTGATTAAGGACAACGTTTCGTTTCATCAAAATAGGATTCAGGATTGTTTAGAAGAAATCAGGGAAGTTACCGCAAGACTGGGCGTTTCTGAACAGCAATTATTGCCTGAAGACAAAGCTTCCAGCACCGACCTTGTTGTTTTATCTGGCACGGATAATGTGAAAAAATATAAAAAAGATTTGGTCAAGGCCAAAGATAAAACCCTCCCTGAACTATTTAAAAAAGTTGATTCTCATGCTGAAGAATTGTCAAAGTGGTTGACTGCTGATACTTTAACTCTTGAAGCCACAATGAAGGTGTTCAAAAAATCCATTTCTAAAATAGAAAATAAAATATTCTCGGTTCAGTTGTATGCGGGTTTGACTGAGGAGATTACGCAATGTAGCGACGGTTCTCCCGCGCCGTATGCCGAAAAGTTACGAATAATGCAGCGCCGTTTATATATGGATGAAGAGTGCCTTTTAGATTATCAGCACGGCGGGATGGAATTTAAAAACATTTCGGAATTTGATGCATGGATTTCAAAACCAATAAATAGAGATAGGATTATGCCTTTCCCTCGCTGCGTTGTGTCAATGCAAATTCGGCGGCACTCAAAAGAACGCGAAAGTGACGGAACATTATCTACTGAGTTTATTAATTTTCAGTTAAATCAGGCAGATAAATTTACTTATCTTTATATGAGAAATGGAGAACAGGTTTATCGGTTGAATTGTGAATTAGATTTTGGCGAAATGATGTTCCCAGACCATACGTTGTATAGCCCGGGCGAACCGATGATGGTTAAAATTTTTGCCGGTCGGATAGACAAAATGATTACGCTCACTGATTATGAAGAGCGATGTAAAGAATATGAAGAGCAAAAAATTAAAGAGCAGAAATGGACAGAAGAAAACCCAGAGGCTCATTGGATGCATAATCCATATCATAATTACTCTTTTGACATTGAAGATTGGCGTCCATTTGACCAGAGCAGCGTGTATTTTGATGATTGTTTAAGAATGTTGCAAAACGAAATTGAGCAGTATAATAGAATTGCCATTATTGTTCAAGGTTTGTTTGACCGTTCTCCAATATTTCATCCTCATCCGCCGTATAAAATCTGGACTCCAGCCGGTTTTAAAGAAGCAATTGAATTGATTTATGATTGTAATGCTTTATATGCCGGAGAAAAACCTGATTTTGAAGCTTATAGAAGAAAATGCAACGCGTCTTTAAATGTTGATTCAATGGTTATTGGTCAGGAAAGAGTTTGGGAAGTTAAAGAAGCCGAGCGAGAAAACGCAAGAATGGAAAATTCTCATAGACATAGCGGAAGACTTTTTTATCATAAAACATTTAGGCCCTATGGAGACCCCGGGCCGGGCTATCTTTCTAAAATGGTTCAATGGACAAAGACAAGGAAGGCAATTTTTAAATGGACGCGGGAAAGGAGAGCCTATAATCGTTATTGCGATGATAATCCTATTCCTTGTTCTTTAACGGTTGATGAAAAATATTTGTTTAACGTTTCGGCGTACAAAATTGGAGATTTTAAGCAATTCTTTCAAGACCCTCGCACCCGGGCCGAATATTTAAAATGGGCGCCAATGCTTTTAACGGCGGAAGAATATCATGTTAACAAGTTAAAATTAAGAGCGGCAATGAAAATTAGAAGGGATTAGAGCCATGACTGAAAACGAATTAAAGATGTATGTTGTCCTTCAGCCTTTAATTAAGAAGGCGATGGGAGAGTACCAAATTGAAGATTATTTTTATTCATCACGAGATGGATTAAGATTATTAGTTAAAATAGAATATGATGAAGAACTGGTTTATTACCATCTTTCAAATAAAATAAATATTATAGAAACAACTAAGATTGAAAGATTTATCCTCATTCCTCAAACCATTGATGCTGAGAATCACCAAAGAGGACTGTGGGGAATGTTGGATTGGATTAAGTGGAGAATAGCTGATGAAGGTAATCAAGGTAATGTATGTTTATATACCTATGAAAATTCTAAAAAAATATCTTTTTATGGCACGTCCACCGAAGCAATCCTAATGGCTCTCTGCCATCAGGAAGGAGTTGAGATATGAGTGTAAAAACAAATTTACTAGCATGGACACCGCCAATAGATAAACCTCCATATTTGTCAATAAATAGAGTTGCTTCAATAGAGCCTATGGTGGAAATATCAGTAAGAGGATTTGCAAAACAAGACGGAAGTTTAGGTGATACTGTATCAATAAAAATACCTGAACAAGAATTTGTAGATTTAATCAAGGAGATGATGAATGACTGAAAAACTAACCACCGAAGATTGCAAACTCTTGACCGAGTGGCTTGGTGAGTGCTGGCATGAATATGATGTTGACGGTCATTCAGCGTTGTTTGTCGATAAAACCAAAAAGTGTATTATCTGTGGTAAAAAAGTAAGTCGCTACAAAACAAACCGAACCTTCTGCACCGACAAGGACATGATGGACGTCTTCAGAAAGTTGGTGGATAGAAGTGAATATAAAAAATTCAAAAAGAGTTACATTGTAAGAGATGAGTGGATTGGTGCTCATGAGAAATGGGATAGCTTAGAAGATTGGCTCTTCTACTCTCCAGAACGCTTTTGTAAACTTGTCGCAATGGCGATAAGGGAAGGAGTGATAAAATGTTCACATTAACTATATCAACAAAGAAAAAAGGGGAAATAGGATGAAAAACAAGAAAATTATAGGTTGGGGACTTTTGTATTTGTTCTTGTCGATATTGATGGTTCTGTGGTGTTTGGATATTATCCCTTGGAGGAATGGAGTTCCCGAAGGTTTTAAGATAGAGTATAGCGAATGCCTCAATAGGTACAGGGTGTGCGAAGAGGGGCATTTCTGCAGGGATACTTTCCGCTTTGAAGTAGAAGCAAAGAATTATGCTTGGAAAGAGTATGAGGAAAGAAAAGCAATTAAATGCAGGCAAGATGATAAGTATTGGAGAGACGTAAAATGAAATACATGAATTTATGGAAATGCCCAAACTGTGGAAGCGCTACCAATACCTTTCGCCATCCTTATGCTAAGGTATGGTGTCCGGAATGCGGCACCGTTCTACGAGAAGAAGGAGACCGAACAATTGAACATAAGGATGAAACAGTCAAACTAGAAATAAAGGGAGAAGAAATCATTCTTCACAATGGCCGGTTTGCCTGGCAATTAATAACCAGCAAAAGGCAATTCAGCTTCCACGGCTCAGACTTTGCTGATTATTTAGAAGAGTTGTTTAAATCAAAGGGAGTCCCTGTTAGGAAAACCGGGGATGGGTCAGAAGATTACAAAAGATAAACAAAGAGGGGAAATGAAAGAATATTTTTATCGGTATGATTATTTCAGAGTATCAAAAGGTTGCGATGAGTGGGGCAATCCTTATCCCGGCCATGGCATAACTCTTTATCAACAAAAATATGAAGTGTTGAAACATACTCCAAAAGGCACTTGGATAATACTAGGCTGGGATGGTTATGTAGTAGAAGGAAATTTAACGCCTGTTAAAAGATTTGTGTTGAGGGACGCCACAAAAAGATATGCTTGCCCAACCATTAAAGAAGCGCTGGAATCCTTTAAATACAGGAAAATCAGACAAAAGAGTTTATTGAACGACAAAATTGAAGATATCAATATTGCTTTAAGAAAAGCGGATGATGAATTGAGAAAGGTTAGTTGATATGAAATATGTAATGGTTAATCATTTCAGACCGGTTATTTTCGATGATGATTTGCCTCATAATGAGTTTGAGAATCTTCCTGGCCGAATTACATCAGCAGGATTTGTCAAAATGAATGAAGGGAACTATGAATGCTATGGCAAATCATTGAGTTTAGGTTTGGAACCGGCGCCAAGAGATACGGAAATCATTAATAGGTTTTTGAAGGGCGAATAAAAGCGATGTAATGGTTTATTGAAATAAATCTTTCTAAAAAACGAACAATTCGCATACAAAATAATCAAATTGTAAAAAAATATCTTTAAATAAGGGCAAATTTCGGTTAAATTTGCCCTTATGAAAATCGAACGCGAGAATTCAAGCCAAAAACCCCAGGATGAAATATTAAAACCGGGCGTTATTGCCAAACTAAACAAGCAGAGAAAATACTTTAAAGCCAAGCGCTTTGTGGACGAATATATAATTGACCTGGATATTCATCGGGCATGGGAACGCTGCGGGTTTATCACTGGCAACACAAGGGTAGATAATGCAGAAGCAAACCGCGCTTATAATCGCCCAGACGTTCAACAAATGATAAAAGAAAAGATGGAGGAACGTGCGGCCCGAACAGAAATAACACAAGAAGCGGTGCTAAAGGAATTAGCATTAATCGGATTTCAAAATATAAAAGACATTGCAAACTGGGATGGCAATCACTTTATACTTAAACCCTTTAATGAATTAACTAGGGAGCAAACTGCAGTTATTTCTGAAATTGAAGTAAAACCTGGGATGTATGGGATTGGTTTAAAGTTCAAAACGTATGATAAAAAGAGTGCATTGGTGGATGTTGGTCGCCACTTAGGAATGTTCTGGGAAGGAAATAAAAATATTGATGAAGGAGAAATGGCGCGCAAGATTGCTGCAATGGGCAGAGAAATAGAATCCACTTATGGGAAGCCGCCAAATGTCAAATAGAACACGCTCCGAAGCGGCCAGGGAAAGATGGCGCAAAACCAAAGACCCCAATTGTCCTCATTACAAGAAATCAGCCTTGTCAGCCTCCAATATACGACGACCAGTTCTCCCAGAACAGAAATATGAGTTTTTAACAAGCAGATGGACATTCCTTCGTTACCATCCTGAACAATATAGATTAATAACAAAACCAGCAAGATTCAACGTCAACCCGGCTGGACGGCGCTCTGGTAAAACAGAACTGGCAAAAAGAAAGCTGGTTAGCGCGGCCCGGAAAGGAACAAGATTTGACGATGCCCGGTTCTTTGCCGCCGCGCCCACAAGAGACCAGGCAAAGAGAATTTACTGGGATGATTTAAAAAGGCTTGTCCCAAAATGGGTTCAACCAAAGCCGCCAAACGAATCAGATTTAATCATTTACTTTTACAATGGGTCTATTATTCAGGTATTGGGAATGGACAAACCCGAGCGCATTGAAGGTTCTCCTTGGGATGGCGGAATATTAGATGAATTTGGCAATATGAAAAAACAGGCTTGGGGTCAGAATGTCAGGCCTGCATTATCTGATAGGCAGGGATGGTGCGATTTAATAGGGGTGCCAGAGGGCCGCAATCATTATTATGATTTAGCAAAAGAGGCTCAGGCAAACGATTCAGGGGAATGGGATTACTTCTGGTGGATAAGCGCAGACATATTGCCAGCGAGCGAAATTGATGCAGCCAAAAAGGATTTGGATGAATTAACTTATCAACAGGAGTATGAGGCTTCTTTTGTTAATTTCCAGGGTCGCGCTTATTATCCTTACCTTGATAGAACGCATTGTGCACGGATTGATTATGACCCAGACCAGCCATTGGTTTTCTGTTTTGACTTTAACGTGGCCCCGGGCGTGGCCGTTGTTTTACAGGAAAAACAGGTTTATGATATTGGAACCAAGATGCCCTTGATAGGGGAAACAATAACAGGCATCATTGGAGAAGTTTATATTCCAAGGAATAGCAACACCCCAATGGTTTGCAAAAAACTAATTTCTGATTGGGGAAGTCATCGCGGGAGAATAATGGTTTATGGAGATGCCACCGGCGGAGCAAAAAAGACTTCTGGTATTGCTGGTACAGATTGGGATTTGGTCAAAAAGATTTTGTACAATCATTATGGTCAGGAAAGGGTTTTCTTCAATGTTCCGGCTGCTAATCCATCCGAGCGCGACAGAGTAAATTCTGTCAATTCTCGTCTGTTAACATTATCAGGGAAAATCAGGTTGATGGTTGACCCACGTAAAGCAAAGTACACTGCCAAGGATTTTGAAGGCGTGCAATTGGTTGAAGGTGGTTCTGGGGAAATTGACAAAAAGAAGAATCCTGAATTGAGTCATTTGACAGACAGCGTTGGGTATTACATTCATAGAGAATATCCAGTCCGCAAGATTGAGGCTGGGATGGTTTCTGTCAGGGGAACATAAATATTTTGCGGAAATAATGTTTTTAGGAGTAAGATAAAAGCAAGGGGATTTGATGCAAGACAATATTACAAACATAGAAAATGTTTTGGCTAAAGTTGACGCGACAGACAGAAAAGAAGGTCTTGTTGCTTATCAGAATTATCATGACTTAATGAAAAGCATTGCTGATTATTACAGAACTGGGTTTGTCCAGACGGTTGCTGCATTTGTTTCATTATCTCCAAACAATGATTACAAAGGAAATTTAAAGTCAACAGCAACCTTACTTTATGGGATAAATGCGGGAACGCCACTCAACAAAATCAAGACAAGCACATACCGGCACTGTCTTCACCGGGCCTACGATTATGTGGTTGGTAATAAGGATTTCCTTGTGGAAACAAAAGGGCCAAAGATAAGGAATTTTTATTGTTCTATCCTTGCTCCAAAAGACAAACAGTATATCACCATTGATGGCCACATGCATAATATCTGGTTTGGCAAAGCTAGAAATATGAAAGCAGCCATGGTAAAGAGCGGCCAGTATGATATCATTGCGAATGATTTTAAAAAGGTAGCCCGGCGGAATGGGCTGATACCAAATCAACTTCAGGCCATGCTTTGGTTTACATGGAAAAGAATAAACAGAATTGTTTACAATCCTCAATATAGATTAGGTTGCAGTGATGATTTTTGGGGGTTGAAAATTTCTCCAGAAGAAATTGGCCGGTATGAAAATTAATTTTTGATAAAATGCATTTGGGAGTATAATAAGTTTAAGGAAGGAAATGCAAATGGAAATAAAAGCAGCTTTTGAATTAAAAGAAAATGCGGAAGAGCAAATTTTCAACATTTTATTCGGGCTGGAACTGGCAACCGGGTTGAGGGTCGCCGATTTGAAAATAGGCAGACGCGAGATTATTGGAAAACAGCCTCCCGGGGAAATTTACGCTGTTAAATTAAAATTGGAATTGTAAAAAGGGGATGGAATGAGCGAAGACGAAGACAAGAAAATTGAAGCCATGATAAGGATTGAAGAACTTTCTCAAACAAAATCTTATCATGTTTTTTTTGTTTGAGGTAGAAAATCTTATTGTAGAGCTTTTAAAAAATGAGCTCGACGATGCTTTGAAAGGGGAAGGAAAATGAATCAGGACCAGAGAAAATTCTTGATTGCGCAAGTTGAAAGGACTTTTGAAAAACAAGCAGATAAATTGAAAGAGCCAGTTCGGCCATCTTTGAATAATTATTTGGTTGCCGCCGTGTTGGATGATTCAATCCGGTACGTTGACATTGAGGAATTAAAGGCTCAAATCAAAAAGAAGGTTCTGGATTTTGGCCCAAAGGATGCGCTTGTCAGCGAGGATGAAGAGTATAATTACAGAAGGCAAAGAAGGACTCGCCATGATTTTACGGTTACTTTAAAGGCGGAAAGTATTTTTGTTCTTCCTCCGGGATATGTTGTTGCCCTGGAAAAGTATAACCGGGAAATGGCGGAATATGAAGCTGCGGTTGCCAACCTGGAAGCTTGCAAAGATACCATTATCATGAAGATTCAGATTGGAAGTAACGCTGTTCTGGACAAATTGGTTACGGATGTTGACAACATGGCTGATTTGAGAATCATGAACGCAAAGTTTCTTTTGAATGATAATTTTGTAGAACCAAAAAAGATAGCAAGGTAAAAGGAGAACAAGAAATGAAAAAATTATTATTGGCAGTAATGTTTGTTTTGTTTTTGTCTTTAAATGCTCAGGCTGATACTTTTGAACAAACCGATTTTTACTTCTTTGGGATAAATATGAAGGCCATTGAAAAGATGGACTGGAAGATGGTTGCTCTCGGCGCGGTCACTTCTATTGCCGCTCATACTGCTGGGCATTATGTTTTTGCGGCCAGTAAAGGGTTGGATGTTAAACTAGATGGATTATCTGAAGACCTTGAAAAAGGCCATTCCATGAATGAAGGAAAGGGTTTTGCCCGGGCCGGTTTTTTAATGCAAAACGCGGTTGGGCTATTATTGACAACCTTCCCAGCTACCAGGCAGCATGATTTTACAAAGGGATATGTTGCCGCCGCTTTTTTGGAAACGTCATTGTATGCTTTTGTTCCGCAAAAGGGAGGGGACTTAAATGAATCAGAAAAACATGGTGGCAGGATGGGCGTTGATTATCTGGCCTTTACCGCCGTCGCCACTCATAACCTATTAAGAACAAAATGGTATGAGGAGAAAGAGCAATGACGACCTTGGGGAGATTTCTTCCATTATTAAAGAAGGATAAAAAAAGATTTCAATTTAAAGCCATTGAGATTTCGGTGAGCGGTTTTGGATTTTGGGAGTCCGCTTGGGGAATGGATATTTTTATAAATGGTATCCCAGTAATCAAGACAATCATATTGGCAAACTTAATCGTTTGGGGCTTTATATTTTATTCTCTTTTCTGGTGGTAAGGCCCGGGCCAAAATAAAAGCTTTTGGATTTATCTATTCAGGAGTATAATTAAGTTTAGAGGAAAACAATGAAAGGACATAAAACGCCATCAAGACTCCGCAGGGAAGGAAGAGATGCCTTTTCTCCGGAACTTATAATGGAGGAATGCAATCCTTATCAAAAAGGGAAATTGGGGAACTATTATGAAAGCTTTGCTGAAGGTTGGAATGAGGCAAAGGAGAAATATGAAAAGGAATTGAAGGAGGAATTGACAAATGAAGAAAACGAATGGTTGTGATTATGAGTCGTTGACAAAGTATTTCCCGGCATTGGCGCGTTGCATTATCAAACATAAAGCGCGGAAAGCAACAAAGTATTTAAGTAACGACCTGCGCATTGTCGCCACAAGGAGAACTTATAAAAGGGCCTGTCATAAGCGCGGCCCGGTTGAAATTCTTTTCACCATTGGCAAGCCGAATTACCTTGACCGGAAATTTTTGAAGGAATGCAAAAGGCTTAGACTCCCCTTCCCGGCAAAAGATGTTTATATGAAATTTTAGAGGTTTGACAATGGGGAAAAAGTCAGACCGCAGAGAAAAAAGAATAGCCGCAGCAATGGCCCGGCAAACCAAAGAAGAACCGTCAATTCCCGAGAAAAAGTCCGGCTCTTTGACCCAGCAGAGAGTTGGCAGTTATTTTAATCCAGGAAAGATGACCGGCTTGTTGGGCCTTCTTGCGCTTACTGGGTACTTTGACGATAAAAAGAAAAGGTAGGAGGATTGCCCACGTGAGAAAATATTTACGTTTTAGTTTCCATTTTGAAACTTTATTTCTTTTGATGGCTCTGGATTTGTTCAAGGAGTATTACGAGGCATTGCGTTTTGGCTTTGTAAACATAAAAATTGCCCTTGGTTCTTATTTAATTTTCTTCTTTTGTATAAATGGCCCTATGTCAAAAGAAATCAAAAACGATTTGCAATTAGAATTTTCATTTGTCTTCTTCTTTTTTAAGATTTCAATTTATCCCATTAAAAATAGGGAAAGAGAAGGAGCGAATATGGTAATTAGAAATCGTTATTTGATGGGAATTCATCTTTTCAATAACGCACTATGTTATCGGCTTTTTAAAGCAAAGGAAGGCCAGATATGAAAAGATTTTTCTTGATAGGGGATGGGATTATTGCTCAGCGGCATAAAAAGGCCATTGAGTATGTGGAAGGAGAATTGGTTGGTATTTATGACCCGGCGCTGATTGAAGAGAAATATTACACCGGGTTGACTGGGCTTCCGATACAGATGAACAAATTGTATCCCTCCAATTTGAAAAGCTTGACCAAAAACGATTACGTGGTTATCTGTAGTCCAAACAACACCCATAGGAATTATTGCAAAATGATTTTACAAGAAACTGACGCGCAAATCATTTGCGAGAAACCATTATGCCTGCCGTGGGAGCCAATTATTGATGATGACCGTATAAATGTTGTTTTGCAATTGCGCTGGATAAATGACTTGCCAGAAAAGGCTGATTTGGTCAAAGCGGTAATGGTTCGGGATAAGAAGTTCTTTGAGTCATGGAAGGGAGACCCTTTTCAGGCTGGCGGCAATATCTATGAGTTTTTCATTCATTATATCGACTTGGCAATCAGGCTGGATGCTGATTTTGAGGGCGAAGTATTGATGAATGGACAACAGGTCAGGGAAATCCAATGGCAGGGAATGACTAAAGCAGAAACGGTTACCATTGATGATTTTGAGATTTATCGTATGCGGGGGGATAGGGCGGCAATTGCAGAAAGTTTGGGGGCGACTACATGGAAACAACGTCCAATCGGCATGGGCATGACAACAGACTTTTTCATTCCTTCAAGGCCGGGCAAACAAACTCTTGACCTCATGAAGATTGATATGCAAGACCTTTACAACCGGATGTATGAGGATATCTTAAAAGGGAAAGGGGTCAAGCCAAAGGATATTTTTTATTTGACATGGGTTTTGAACCGCACCAGTCATCAATATGGTTACAGGATGAGCGGTGTTTATAACCGGGTAAGGATAGAAAAAGAATTGCTATAAAAGGGAGAAGGCCATGCAAGAAGATTTTTGCCCCCACATAGATGGACTGGAAGATGACATATTAGCAAGGGCCTATGAAAGAAACCCTTCTATTGATGAAACTTTTAGAAATGCTCAAAAGAAGATGTTTGAAGCGGTGGAAATGTTGAATTTGTCCTTGGCGGAGCTGGGAGAGGAGCGATGGATAAGATATTTCCGCATGAGGATTGAAATTAAGGAAAATCCATTGGCAAAATACAGCAAACAATAAAGATGGCCAGAAAACTTTTGAACATACCGACTGTGATTCAGAGCAACGACTCGGACTGCGGGTCGTGCGCTCTGCAATCTATCTTAAGATTTTACGAAATCAAGGAAACCCACAAAAAAATTAAAGAACTGCTTTGTCTTGAACCAAAACACGGCGCTGACATACCTAATATTGTGGCTGTGGCTGAGTTGTATGGCCTCAAGGTTGTTTCGAGGACGGGATTGTTTATCCATAATTTGATAGAGGCGGTTGATAATGGTTACCCGGCCATGGTGGAAATTCAGATTAAAAAAAGAAAGGATATGGATTGGCGCGACAGCAACAACTATGGCCATTATTGCGTAGTCAAAGGATATGATTCCAACAGGAACAAAATTTTCTTAAAAGACCCTTTACAAAGCGACAGCAGGATTTTGTCTTTTGAAGATATGATTGAGCGTTGGCATGGATATGCCACCAATGATATAATCTATCAGCGCTGGGCAATGATTGCAAAGGGAAGAAAAAATAAAAATCAGTAAATATTTGTTTGGGAGTATAATTAAATTGTAAGGGGAAATTAATGAAACTTCACGAAGCAAGATACTGCCCAGATTGCAAAGAAATTTTTTGTAATAAAACAGATGGAAAGATATCTACCGATTGCCCAAAGTGTGCCAATAGAATAACGGTGTTTTTGTCTTATTTATTTAAGCCGGGCATTATTGTCTTTGATGGATTAGACAAAGGAGAAGAAAATGTTCTTGGAAAAGAGAAAAATTTACTATCCCGATAAAAGAATGTTGGTCTTTGATTTTAAGGCGGCAATGGTTGTTTTTTGCGTTGTTCTTTTTTATATTGCATCGATGTTCTATTTGGGCCATTCTATTTTGGAATACAAAAAGAAGGTTCCAATGAAGTTGACAGCCAGAGACGCGGTGAAGTTGACAGATTTGGTTGTTAAATATGAATTGTCCAATTACAGCCAAATTGAAGGACGCCCTGGGAATTGGTTTTTGGTGAAAGATAAAAACAGAATTGCTCTTAATTAAAAAAAAGACAGGCGGCGGAAGCTTTAATGGATTGGGGTTTTTCGGCTACCTACCCATGAAGTTAAAGCACCGCCTGTCCCTAAAATAAAACGGAGGGAATAATGAGAGGAACAATAGCAAAACAATTGCGCAGAATGGTTTATGAAGACAAAGCAACAAAGCCGTCAACAACAAAGTATTCCCAAAGCGGATACGCAACGCCAATGGTTGCTTTAGCAGAACGAAGAAGATATTTACAGGCAAAAAAGGATTACAAAAGATGAAAACAATATTAATTGGTTATGGCGAAGTTGGGAATGCCGCTCATCTTGCCTGGGGCGAATTTCATAAGATGTTTATTCATGACCCAGCCAAAAACTTTTATTGTTATGAAGGAGATTGGCATGTTGATGTAATGTTGGTTTCCATTCCCTATTCAAAAACATTTGTCCAGGATGTTGTTCATTATAAAGAAATCTTTTTTCCGAAGGTTACAATTGTTCTTTCGACCGTTCCAATCGGAACTTGTTCCCAGATAGTCGCGGTGCATTCTCCTATTGAGGCCCGGCACGATAATCGCGATGTGATGTATCAGTATTTAAAAGAAAATATTCGCTGGATTGGCGGAGAAGACGAAACGGCCCGGGCCTTCTTTGAACAATGCGGAATTGATTGCAAGGTCTTCCCAAAGCCGGAAATCACAGAGTTTTTGAAGTTAAGGTCTTTGGCCTTGTATGGTGTCAATATTGAAATGGCTAGATATTCAGCTTTTTCAGCTTCTCGCTTGGGTTTTGATTATGAAATTTGCAAGGAATATGACCGTGAATACAATCGTCTAAATGTTGCGTTGGGATTGCCTGATTTTCAACGTTACGTTCTGGATTCTCCCGGTTTTTTGGAACCCATCGGAGGCCATTGCGTCTTGCAAAATATGGTCATTTTGGAGAAGCAGTTGTCCCATCCTTTTTTGAATACAATTTTGGGAATCAATGATTTTCTTGCAGGGGCAAAAAAAAGAAGGGAAACTTTAAAATGAAGAAAAAATATAGATGTCCTTATTGCAAAACAATATTTGCAAAACAAAAGGATGTGAATAAGCATTTAAGAAATTGTTCTTTTTCTAATCTTGTTTTGACTACAAGGAATTCAGGAGAGGATATCGAGGAGGAGAAAAATGACGCCAATAAAATTTCCTGAAGGAAATACGATTTATGCAAAAGACCAAGATGAATATTTACCGTTGCCGGCCCATATGAATTTAAAAGAAAGTATCGCGACTTTTTGTTGGTCGTTGTCTTTTTTGGAAAGGGTAAAAGTTTTGTTTACCGGCAAAATATGGCATCAAGTAAAAACCTTCGATGAACCATTGCAACCACAAAGATTACAGGTCGATTGTCCTTTTGAAAGAAAGAAAAAATTTATTTCCGGCACCGGCTTTGGAATTGGAATTTTCCGAGGAACAGGGAGAACTGGGTTTGGGTTTTAAGTTTTGTCCAAGTAAAATTAAAAAGGAGAACAAAATGAAAATAGCAGTCATATCTGATTTTAATATAGCTGGCCAACCAACAGCGCTTGCCAGTGCAATTAACAAATATACAAATCATCAGGCCCGGTGCATAATCGCACACGATGATTCTTTTGCTTATGATAAAGATATCATTTTGAAAAGCAATATGAATTGGATTAAAGAAGCTTGTGAGGAAGCAACGGCGTGGGCCAAACAATGCGACTTCTTTCATTTTGGAAGAGGGATATTTGATTGGCCCGGGGTGGAATGGAACCGCAATGTTCTTAATAAAAACAATTGTTGCATAAAGTATTACGGTTCCGAGTTGAGAACAGGTTGGCAAACAATAAAGAAATTTCATGAAACAACCGGGTTTTCTGCCATTACAGGAACTGACTGGTCTATCACCGGGCATCTGCTTGGTTCTTTTTATCATCTTGGTTCTTACTTTACGAAATATGGAGATATGGATATTAAGGAAATTCCATGTTGTTCCCAAAAAGGGAACGGCCCTTTAAAAATCAGCGCCGGGTCAGCCGGCAGTCCTTACAAGGGATACGAATTTTTGAATCAAACAATTCAAGAATTACAAGAAGAAGGGGTAAAGGTTGAACTTCAAATATTAAGCCAATTGTCAAATGAGGAATGTTTAAAAAAGAAGTTGGAAAGCCAAGTTACATTTACCAGTCTTCATGGCGCATGGGGAATAAGCGGCATCGAGAGCATGTGGCAAGGCCAAGTCGTCATGAGTTGTATTGACCCTTGGATGATGACTTTTTATCCTAACAACCCGACTGTTACTATTTGCAAAGAGAATTTGAAAGACCAGATAAGAAAGCTGGCTCAAATGAATTCAAATGATTTGGCTACGTTGGGCGCGGCAACAAGGGACTTTGTTGCTTTTAATTTCAATACAAAGATTATTTTAAAAAGGTATTTGTATCTTATTGATTTGATTCGTCATATTGATACTTATATGAATGGAGGTAGATTGCCAGAAATTATCTATGAGTTTTAAAAAAAGGAGTTATAATAAAACTTTGATGGGAGATTGATATATTGACTTGAACAAATTTTAATTTTGGAGGTGATTTATATGAAATAACAGTTTTATTTTTAGATAAGATTTGGAGAAACGCTTTATTACATGGGTAGGCTGGGGAGGAAATGCCTTCCCCAGCCTTTTAATTTAGGAGGATAAAAATGATTGGTAACAGTGTTAAGATTGGCTCTGCAACAAAAATCTGGCATCCGAATCTGGTAAACATTTATGGAGATATTGAAATTGGCACCAATTGTAATATTGGAGCGTTTGTTGAAATATCTGGGAAGGTATTTATTGGCAACGATGTAAGGATTGGAGCCCATTGCTTTATCCCAGAGGGGATTGTTATTGAGGATGGTTGTTTCATCGGCCCCGGGTGCGTGTTTACTAATGATTTGTATCCTCCTTCTAAAGACAAAAAACATTGGAAGAAAACTTATATCAGGCGCGGCGCGGCCATTGGGGCCGGTTGTGTTATTCTCCCCGGGATTGAAGTGGGGGCTGGCGCGATGATTGGCGCCGGGACTTGTATCCACAAAAATATTGACCCGGGTATGAAAGTAGTTGGCAGTCCAATGAGGCAAATAAATGGCGACCAATAACATCATATTTTTGAATGCCCGGCGAGCAGGGAAAACAACCGCAATGAAAATTGCTCAAGAATTATCAAAGAAAAAGAAAGTGCCTTTTCTTTTCCAGATGAATGAAATTTTATCTGGTCAATTTTTGGGACAAAGGAAATAAGGGGGATGGAATGAATCATAAGGAATTTGATGCACAATTAAATGTTCTAGATGAAAATAAAAGCAAATTATCGATATCAGAAAGGACATTTCTTCAGCTTTTGTTGATATTCATACAAGTTTCGGAAACAGAAGGTTTTATTTCTTTGAGAAATGAGTATGATGTTTTTTTGAAAGGGAAAGGAATCAAAAATGATCCCATTGAATAAACCATATTTTAATCAAGATGACGTTGATGCAGTTAAAAAAGTGATGAAGTCAGGATGGGTTAGTCAAGGCCCGGTTTGCGAAGAGTTTGAACGCGCTGCGGCAAAATATCTTAAATGCAAACATGTCATCAGCGTGACAAATTGTACCTCTGCCCTTTTTCTTTCTTTAAAGGCATTAAATATCCAACCGGAAGACGAAGTTATTTACCCAGATTTCACGTTTCCTGCCACTGCCCTTGCGATTCAAGCTGTAGGAGCAACCGCTGTTCCAGCCGACGTTTCTTTTTATTCATATAACATACATGCAAAAACTATTTGTAAAGTTGTTACAAAGAAAACAAAAGCAATTATTCCTGTTCATTTATTTGGACGTCCAGCTCAAATGTTTTATATTATGAATTTTGCCAAAACATGTGGATTAAAAGTAATTGAGGATGCCGCATGCGCTTTGGGAGCAACTTATGGAGGCAAAAAAATTGGGACAATTGGTGATTTGGGTTGCTTTTCTCTTCATGCTCGTAAAGGAATTACTACAGGAGAAGGGGGTTTGGTAGCAACAAATGACGACGACTTGGCGAACCAAGTTCGGTTAATGTCGAATTTTGGAGTGGAAAGGACGTACAAAAGAAAAAAATCAATTTTTTTTCTTTCCCCGGGTTGCGGATTCAATTTCAAAATGAGCGATATAACTGCGGCCATCGGTTTGGTTCAGTTAAGCAGAATCGACAAAATGATTGCGTGGAGGAGAAAAGTCGCGTCTGCGTGGAGAGAAATTATCGAGGATGATAAATTTTTAAGGGATGAATTAATTATTCTACCTTCAATGGTTGGAGATATTTTTCAAGCGTTTGTCGTAAGATGTGTCCATGATCGCCAACGAGTCGAAAAGTATTTTAAAAAGAAAGGGTTTGAAACAGGGATCGGAACTTATGCTTGTCATTTGTTCCCTGCTTTTTACGACAATAAAAAATTACATTTAATTAATTCTACACAACTTTACGAAGAATGTTTGTCTTTGCCAATATGGTATGGATTAAATTTAAAAAAAGAATGGGGGAAGAAAAATGGGTAAATTAGGCCCGGTTGATTTTGCGGAGAAGTTGACAGAAAGTAATCTTTCTGGGGATTTATATTTTTCTCAGAAACAATGGAATTGGATGAGAGACCAAGGCCGGAATCGTTTAATCGGACAATTAATGGATGGCCGCGAAGTTGAGTATACAGAGATGATTACTCTTGACATGTTGGCTGAGAATCCAAATGATAAATGTCCGGTTGATGACGCCGTCTTTTTGGGGAAAGGAAGATTTTTGGAGTTTAGATAAAATGCCAATTACCCCTTTTAATATTGATTTGCATCGGTTCACTCAAAACATATTTTACAATATAAATGAAGTGAAACGAATTTTGAAAATAAATAAAGTCCCAGAAAATATAATTCGGGAGTATATTAAATCTATGAGAGAGAACGTCTTGTTGAATTTTCAAAAAGCAAATGGTCTCGAATCGAACAAGGTAATTTGGTTGGGTTATGATTTTGATTATATTTCAAAATGGTTTTTGGAAATAACTCAAGATTATGTTTCCTTTACCGGCCCGGGTTTTAAACAGGAGTAAAAGGATGAAAGATTTAAAGGAATTGACAAGATATATGAGGCCCCATCCTACAATGGGATACGGAGACAAAAGCGGTGGTTATTATGAAGTAGTATCTCCCGTTCAAAAAGACAAAAATTTAAGGATAATTGCAAGTAATGGCGATGGTTGGGACCATGTTTCTATTTCTTTGCCGCATAGGACTCCCACTTGGAGAGAGATGGATTTTGTAAAGCGCCTGTTTTTTAAACCGGATGAGATAGTTATGCAACTTCACCCGGCGGAATCAAAGCATATTAATCTTCATGAGAATTGTTTGCATTTATGGAGACCTCAAAAGCAGGCAATTCCAACTCCTCCTTTATACATGGTGTGAATATGATGGGAAAGAAAGTATTGGTAGTTGGCGGTGCAGGTTTTATAGGTTCTCATTTGGCGGAGGCATTAATTGATGATTATGCCGATGTGACCATTGTCGATAGTTTATTTTTGGGCAAAAGAAAAAATTTAGAAAATATGCCTGTGAGTTGGTCAAATATTCACCAATTAGATGCGTCAAAGAAAAAATCTCTCATTCCAATTGTTCACAATTTTGATATAGTTTATAATTTGGCGGTTTTACCGTTGCCCCATTCTTTGGAAAACCCTTTTTCCAATTTTGACGTTAATGTTAAGATTGTTCAAAATCTTTTAGAATTGCAAAGGGAAGGTTGTTTTAAGAGATTAATTCATTTTTCTTCTTCTGAAGTATATGGCACTGCAGAATATGAACCTATGTGCGAACGGCATCCTCTAGGCGCGTCAACTCCGTACGCAGCGGCCAAAGCGGCTTGCGATTTACTTTGTTTGTCGTATCATAAAACATTTGGTTCCGATGTGACGATTTTAAGGCCATTCAATGCTTATGGGCCGCGTCAGAATAAAGGCAACTATGCAGGGGTAATTCCTTTGACAATTGAAAGAATTAAAAAAGGGCAAAATCCTCTTATTTATGGAGACGGAAGGCAAACAAGAGATTATACTTATGTTGAAGATATTGCAAGGGCCGCTGTTTTAGCCGGGCTGAATGAAAATATTTCAGGAGAAATAATTAACGTTGGTTCTGGTCATGATATTCAAATATTGTGGTTGGTTTCAGAAATTTGGAAGTTGATGTTGCCAACAACCAAATACGTTCCTCCAATAATTAGGTTTGAACCGGCCCGTCCCGGAGATGTTCGTCGTCATATTGCAAATCCTTTAAAGGCCAAGGACTTATTGGGATGGGAACATCGGATTGGAATGGAGGAAGGTCTGCGCAAAACAATTGATTGGTATTATAGTCAAAATAATATCTTTTAATTTTCTTAATCATACTATAATATTGCCAAAGGAGTATTTATGCCAGTTGATATAGAATTGCTGAATGTTAATGATATTAAAGCATGGAACGATTATGCAAAGCAACATGATTTGTCCATGTTTAATTGTTCTATTCAATTTCGTTTCTTTTTAATAAGGCTATTTGGTATTGGTTGCACTCCATTTTATCTTGTTGCAAAAGAAGAAGGTAAGATTGTTGGTATTTTGCCTTCGTTTGTTAAGCATGGAAAGTTCGGCCCGGTTTTAAATTCTTTGCCTTGGTTTGGTAGCAACCCGGGCGTCTTGGCGGATTCAGAAAAAATAAAAATAATGTTGATACAAAGGTTTTGCGATATTGCCAGATGGACAAATTGCGTTTCTGCTACCTTCATATCAAATCCTTTTGGGGAAGATTTCCTTTACGATGTTTTTTTTGATGAATATAATCAGGCGAAATTGTTTGTTGATAGTCGCATTGGAATGATTACCCGTATCCCTGAATATACGAACGACGAGGAATTCGACAAAACAGTAATGGCCTTGGTTCACCAGAAGACTCGCAATCAAATTAAAAAAAGTATTCAACACGGAATAACGATTGAAGGTTGCGATGGAGGAGATTTTAATTGGATAAAAAATACTCACTCTGACAATATGAAAGCGATTGGCGCTCCTTACAAAGAAAGGGAATTTGAAATAATTAAAGACCAATTAATGTACGGAGAAGATTATAAAATTTTTACAAATGTTGCCCATGAAAATATGGGCAATGTCACGATGGCCGGTTTGTTATTGAAATATTTTAACAAAACAGTCGATTATATGATTCCTGCTCTAGATGTTAATTTTCGTCATTATGACCCTTTGCATGTTGTTATTCTTGATGCGATGAGGGATGCCGCGCAACGCGGCTTTAAATATTGGAATTGGGGAGGAACAACAATCCCCGGGCAAGAAGGAGTTTATCATTTCAAAAAGCGTTTTGGAGCTGAAGAAAGCATTTACAAATATTATACTTTGATTTTTGAACCGGCCATTTTAAGAAAATCGAAGGAAGAATTGTTAGAGTATTATAAATATTTTTATGTTGTCCCATTTCAAAATCTGGAGAGTGCAACATGAGAGTTTTAATAACAGGAGGAAAAGGATTTGTTGGTAAGTATTTGGTCAAGATGATGGACTCATTAGATTGGGAAGTTATTGTTTTAGATTCAGATGTTTCTAATCTTTTTCTTTCTCCAGAAGTTTGGCAATATCTTTTTGGAAAACCCATCGATGCAATTGTTCATCTTGCGGCCAAACTTATGATTAATGGTCATACAGCCAAAGAATATTTCGATGTCAATACTATTGGCACTTATAATATGTTGGAACTTTGCCGTTTACTTAAAGTAAAGAAGTTTATTTATGCAATGACTCATTCTGATACAAATCGTTATTCTGCAGCCAAGATAGATAATTATGGATGTCAAGAATATGGAACAAGTTCTTGGTCTCATAATTCAATTCCTTTTATACAATCCAAAGTGGCTGCGGCAGACATGGTTGAAGTATATACAAAACAAAAGATTGTACAAGGGATTATTTTACGGCTTGCAAATATCAGGGGGTACGGCAGCGCAGATACAAAATATAATTCCCCATTTCATCAATTTATTGATAAGGCTAGAAAAGGAGAAGATATTGAAATATGGGGAAATCCTCCTTCAACAAAAAGAGATATGATTTATGTCAAAGACGTTTGCCGGGCCTTTATTGCCGCCATCGAATCGAAAAATGCCAAAGGATATTACAATGTTGGCTCGGGCATAGGTTTGACCATTGAAGATGAAGTCAAAGCAATTATTCGAGTGTTTTCTCCATATGAAAAAATGCCGGAAATATGTTTAGACCCAATGCAACCAGAAAGAGTTCGCAATAAACAATCAAAAATAATTTATTGTCCTGACAAAGAAGAAATCAGAAAACAAAGTTGTATTTTTAATATAAGAGAAACTGAAGTTGATTTAAACTGGGTGCCAATATATACATATGAACAGGGTCTTGAAGATTTTAAAAAGGAGGCTGGTTGGTAATGATAAATTCCTTTTCTATTACTCTAGATGTCGATTGGGCTCCAGACTTTGCAATAGAAAGAGTGCGTCAAATTTTAAAAAAAGCAAATCGTCGAAGCACTTGGTTCGTTACTCATGATAGTCCTTCTATAAAGGAAATTGTTGCTTGTAAAAAGGAAATTGATGCCGGGATTCATCCAAACTTTTTACAAGGGACTACTCAAGGAGATAGTCCTACAAAAATAATGAATAATTTAAAACGTATTGTTCCCGGGGCTGTTGCAGTAAGAAGCCATGCGATGGTTTATTCTGCAGCAATAGCCAGAATGTTTTCGATGATGGGTATGTCTATTGACAGTTCAGTTTATCTTGGCGGCATGGCGAATATTCAACCTTTCGTAACGAATTATGCTTATAGTTGCCAGATTATTCGTATGCCATATTTTTGGTCTGACGACGCAGAGATGGTTGGCAATCCATTGTGGGAAAAGCCAACATGCCCGGGCCTTAAAATATTATGTTTTCATCCAATTCATATTTATCTCAACACAGCGCGGTGGGAAGATTATGTAGCTTTTAAATCAGAGTACAATCAATTCCCTTTTATTGAGGTAGCGGCGAAATATATTAATAAAAGAAAAAAAGGGACGAGGGATTATCTTGAGTGTTTGTTAAACGATAAAAATCGGATGCCAACATTAATGGAGATTGCACAGGAATGGACAGAACGTTGCTAGAACAAAAATCTAATTATGCAAAGAAGTTAATAGAAAAATATCATTTGGATTTAACGGGCCTGACTGTATTTACGGAGCTGGCAACAAAGAATTATTTAATGACCTCCGTTATGGCTTATTATGCAGGGGCTTTTGTTTACGCATATAATCCTAATGCAGAGGAGAATTCTCCCCTCGATAGGTTTTATATTGTTAATAATTTTGATGCAATAAAGGAAGCGGATATTATAACAAATTCTGGTCATGTTAGACCTATTGATAAAGAGAAAATTGACAAAATGAAATCTACAGCGGTCGTTCCATTGATGATGATGCCCCAACAAGTTCGGACTGAGGATATAGACCTTAAATATTGCAAAGAGAAGGAAATTTTAACCATCGGAACCGACGAAATTAAAATAGGAATTTTTGATTCCATTGGTTTTAAAATTTTGAAATTATTATTTGAAAACGGATTTTCTGTTTGGAGAGATAAGTTTTTGATTATTACAGAGGGAGCCATCGGAGCATATATCTCTGATTTTTTATATAATTTGAGAATTGATTTTGTTATCCGGGCTCCTGGAGAAATTGTTTTTTCAAATAATGTTTCTTTGCTTTCCAAAGACTGTCAGGATGTGGACGCTGTAATTATTGCAGATTATTATCATCAGAGATATTATTTTCCTTTTGAAAAGGTAAAAACAATTTCTGTCCGTGATTTTAAAACAAACATTTCTGGAGATTATCTTGGGTACAAAGTAACGATGGAATTGAATGCTGCTTCTTTAAAGGTAGGAGAAGTTGCGGCGGCAGCGAGGTTGCACGGATTGTCCATAGATGAAACGGTGTTGCATGCTATGGCCAATTGCCCTGCGTCAATTTTATAACCCGGGCAAATATTATCAAGGAGAACAAAAATGTCAACACCAACAAAAGGGGAATCGGCTCTAACTCCGAACGCAAAAAGCAAGGAATACAAATCGAAAGAACCTGAATGGACAAAGATTGAAGCTGTGATGGGCGGAGAGTCGGCCATGAAGTATGCAGGCACGATGTATTTGCCAAAATTGTCTGGCCAGACTGATGATGAATACAATGCTTATATTTCCAGAGGATCTTTTTTCAATGCGTTTAAAAGAACAGTAATAGGACTTACAGGTGCAGTTGTTCGTAAAGAACCACAAATAAAATGTCCCCCAACTGTAGATAATTTATTGCCGTTTATTACTTTAAACGGAGAGTCTATTCAAGAAGTTATAAGAGTGGTAATTGAAAACCAAATTGAATATGGTTACTTTGGAATTCTTGTTGATGCTCCTGTTGTTGATGAAAATCAAGCTAAAATTGGCTCGGCAGCCAACCCGTATTTTGCTTTGTATCCGGCAGCAACAATTTTAAATTTACAAACAAAGCAAATTGGAGATGAAAGCAAACTCGTAATGCTTTGTTTGTCTGAAAAAGTAGATTTGCCTTCTACAGACAATCCCTTTGTTATGGTTAGCGAAGACAGAGTGAGGGTTTTGACTATTGAGGGGGGTATTTTAGTTGTAAAGGTATATCGGAAAGTTCTACAAGAGAATAACAAAAAAGAAATTTGGGAACAAGTCGGGGGAGATATGTATCCTAAAATCAGAGGGAAGAATTGGACGGAAATTCCCTTTGTTTTTTTTGGTTGTATAAGCAATTCTCCGATTCCAGAAGATCCCCCTTTGATTGATTTGGCAAATTTGAATATTAAACATTGGCAAGTTAATGTTGATTATTATCATGGTCTTCATTATTGTGCATTGCCAACTCCATACGCCTGCGGTTTTGGGAAGGATACAACCCTTTATCTTGGCGCTTTAAAAGCTTGGATAAGTGAAGACCCAACTGCAAAATGTGGGTTTTTAGAATTTACTGGTCAAGGTCTTGAAGCGGTGGTTAAGGCTTTAGAGCGGATTGAAGCTCAAATGGCAGTAATGGGAGCGCGTTTACTTGAAGACCAAAAGAAGGCTGCCGAGGCTGCCGATACAGTTCGGATGCATTTCTCTGGGGATTCTGCAACACTGTCGTCAATTGTGAATAGTTCTGAACAGGGATTTATCAAAGCTCTGAATTATCTTGCTCAATGGATTGGGGCAAAGGAAAGCTCAGAGGTAAAGTTGAATAGAGAATTTGTTTCTGAAAAACTTTCTGCTCAGGATATTACGGCGCTGTTACAGGCACGGCAGGCAGGGGAAATTTCTCAGGATACTTTCTTGTATAAATTACAGCTTGGAGAAATATTACCTGCGGATAGAACCATTGAACAGGAAAAGGCGCTTGCAAAAGAACAAAAGCCTTTCCAAAAAGAAAATGGAGCCATTGATGAAAACAATATGGGGAGTTAATTATGCCAAAAAAGAAAACAATCCCCGAAAAGATATTTGATTCGACTCTGAAAGACCAGATTAATTTAGATAAATTTTCTGTTGGTTTAAATCAGGATGTTCAAAAGCTTCTAAAGTCTGCCCAAGACGAAATTGTCGCGGCCATTGCAAAAAATGACCCAACCGCGCCTACAATGACAAAATGGAAGGCGGCCCGGTTGGAAAATCTTAATCAACAAATCTCTGAAATTTTAGATAATACTTTTGAGAAGGCTCATGCTACAACAAAGACCGGGTTGGTAGAGGCCGGGAAGTTGCAGGCACGAAGTGTTTTGGATGGTGTTAATAGTAGTGTTGGGGTTGATATTTTTCAAGTAACATTAACTCCTGCCGAAGTTAAAGCAATCGTTGAAAACACTTTAATTGACGGCAGCACCATTGGAGATTGGTGGAACAAACAATCCTCCACAGCGAAAGCAAAAATGGCAGCAAGCATGGCTGCTGGAACGCAGGCTCTACAAATTGGATTGGTTCAAGGAGAAAGCGTTGGAGATTTGATTTCTCGCATCCGGGGAACGAAGACTACTCCGGGAATTATGAGCGTAACAAAGAGAGAGGCAACCGCACTTGTCAGGACGTCTGTTATGCAAGTCGCCAATGCGGTCAGACAGGAAATTTACAAGGCCAACACGGATGTTTTGGATGGTCTTGAAATTATCTCTACCCTTGATGCTCGCACTTGTTCTATTTGCCGGCCCTTAGACGGGAAACGTTATGACATGGAAATGAAACCAAATGGCCATAGTTCTCCTTGGCCCGGGATGCCTGTCCATTGGAATTGCCGTTGTACAACAATCCCAGTGATTAAAAGTTATAAAGATTTGGTTGGAGAGAATTCCCCTTTAACATCAGAACAAATTAATACTCTAGATTCAAAAGTCCCAGTTGGACAACGCGCTTCTATGAATGGCCCTGTCGCTGGGAATTTAACATATAACGATTGGTTATTGTTACAGCCGGTTGATATCCAGAAAGAAATATTAGGCCCGGGCCGTTGGAATTTATGGACGGCCAATAAATTGGATATGGTTGATTTGGTTGATAATGCCGGAATGCCAATAACCTTAAAGGAATTGAAAGCCAATATGGGTGACATCTTGGCCCAGAAAGAAGTTGCTCTTGAAAAGGACATTCAACAATTGGCAATAGAATCCACCAATGCTGTTGATTTTGAAAAAAAGATAAAAGAAATTTATTCAAAGGCAATTGCAGAACAAAACATTCCAATTGGGACATTAGTCACGGATTATGGCTCTATGAATGGAGATATGGCGAGTATTAACAAAAAAGCGATGTTTCATTATACGGGGGAAAAACAAGTAGCAAACATTCTTGAAAATGGAATTCAATTGTCTGACAATTCAATGTATGGGAAAGGAGTTTATTTTACAGACCACCCAAAATATACTTCTTCATATTCAGCCCGGGTTGAAATTAAATTAAAACCTCATATTCAAGCTTTTGTTAATGATGATACGGATATGATGAAATTTTATTCTGAACAATTGGGTCGTGATGTTAAATCCTTTGGAGAAAGAGAAAGAATTGAAATGCTTAATAAAGGCATTGGCTCTGTTGCCTTTAAGGTAGATGAAGAACTGTATACTCTTGTTCTTAATCCCGATTTGATTCAGTTTGAAAATGCCTTTACAAAAGAGGGGAAGAAATTGTTTGAGGCTGCAATTAATCCTCAAGTTCAAAAAATAATTTCTGAAAAAGGTGGTTACAGCAAACTGTTTGCAGATATACAACAAACTGTTGAGGCGCAGAAGGCCGCAGCAGCAGAAAAGAGATTAATCAATGCGATAAATAACCCAGAAAAGGTTGTGACGTTTAAGAAGGGGCAGACTTTGCCTCCGGGCCTGTACGAACCCATTAAGGATGCTGTCCCTGCCTTAAAAGAAGGGGATGAAACGATTTATGGTAAATTAAAATTCAAAGTCAATTCTGAATTAGCGCAACCAATGGAAACAATTCCCGGGCTTCACAATTCTGCAGGGATGATAGTCATTGACGATTCGACGCCGGGCCAAGTATGGTTGTGTTCTCCTACAAAACAGTTTGGTGGATATAAAAATACCTTTCCAAAAGGAACTTTGGAAAAAGTAAAAGGGGTTGGTCCGGGGATACAGGAGCAGGCAATCCGGGAAGTTTTTGAAGAAACAGGGATTGAGGCAAAACCAATATATCTTTTGGGAGATTATCAGAAAACAACAAGCAATACTCGTTATTTTGTTGGGATTAAAACCGGAGGTAGTCCGGTACAGATGGGTTGGGAATCAGAGGCTGTTCAGCTTGTTCCGATAAATAAACTTGATGAAGTTTTGAATATGGCAATTGATAAAGAAATTGCTAAAGATTTTGTCGAGGTTTATAATCAAGCATTAAAAGCTTCAGGAGGGGATTTCAATAGCATTCAAAATGGTTTTGACTTTTTGACGTTGAATAAAGGCGCTTTAAAAGAATGGGACGAATTAATACAAAATCCATTTTATAAACAAATTGCAAAAGATTTGGGAAAACAACCCGGCTTTGATGATTTTTCTCCTCTTGGAAAGACATCAATGCTTAAAGGAGAAGCAAAGGCAACTGCACAACAGGCGATTAATACTTGGCAAAAGGAGAAAGGGACGGTTGGCAGCGAGGTTTTGTCTAATTTTAAATTAACGGCAAACCCGGTTGCTGATTATCAGGCAATGTTGGAAAGTGTAAAGGGAAAACAAAAAGAATACATGGAAAAGCTTTTGGAATTAAACAAAAAGAATCCTCTTTCTTATATCGAATCGAAAGAAATGTTAACAGCTACAGACTCTTGGTCATCTGATTTTAAATTGAATTTTAATCTTATGAAAGGCCAAATTGAAATTAATGATAATACATATAATATTTTTGTATCGAATATAAAGCCGGGAACGGCATTGGACCAGGCAATGGCAATGTCTCCTGATTTGCCACCAATTAAAAAGGTAGTATGGGTCTCTAAAGAGGCTGTTAAAATAGAGAGGTTGGCGCAAAAAAACACTTGATGCTTTTGGCGGAGATGTTAGCGATTCCATGGTCATTCAAGAACTGGCAAAATCTCATAAAGATTGGGAAACTGCTTTGTCTGCCTTTGAAAAGGTTCACTTGATAGTAGGAAAGGAAGGCCAAGAGATTTCGAAAGCGGTTAAGGAATTTTCAAATATTGTTACAACAAAGGAAGGGAAAGAAGCGTATGAGTGGGCAAAAAAGAGTTTTGATTCTACCTTTAACAATGCCTCTGTTGTTGCTCAAAAAGATACATTGAAAATGTTGTTAAAAAGCAAGGATTATAAAAAAGCAATAGTATCCCCGGGGAAAACCAATGGAAAGTTATTGAAGGATTTGTCAAAAGAAGAACTTTTGGGATTGGATACTTTGTCTGATTCATTTATTGCAAATACTTGGTCTGAATTTAGCGCAAATTGGAAAGTGAAGAAAATCAAATTGTGGAGTTCTTTAGATACAAGCGTGAAGCAAAACTATATAAATCGATGGGTTGAGAAGGGAGTAGTTCCTCCAAGGAAGTTTAGTTTTTTATCTGAATCAGATATGGCTTTATGGAAGCAGGCCAGTAAAGAGGAAAAGGCTGTAGGCACAGTCAACGGTAAACTGATTGGCGAATTGAAATCTGGAGAATTAACAGATTTAAGTTTTTTGCATCAGTCAGTAAAAGATAGCACTTTCTCTGGCAAGCCAGCCGAATGGAAAGCAGAAAAACTCAAATTGTGGAATAGCCTTGATACAAGCGCGAAAAAGGCGTATTTGGATATTTGGAGAGAGGACGGATGGAAAATTCCCAAAGATTTAATGGGAATTACAGAAAAGAAACTTGTGGAACAGCCTCCAATTGTTTCAAAAGGGAAAATTGAAAATGCTCCAACAACAAAAATGTTCAATGATTTGTCCAACTCTCAAAAACAAATCTTTTTGAAAATAGATGATATTCTTAGCAATGGATTGCCTTTGAAAAATAAAGATATGATTGAAAAATTCCTTCCTGTTTGGAATGAATTAAACGAAGCGGCAAAGCTTGGCAATTTGGAAGCGTGGAAAAAAGCCGGAGCAGATATTCCAAAAGAAATTTTAGGAAAAATTAAATTACCAGAGAGAGTCGTTTCTGAATATAAAATAACAACACTTTCAAAGTTAAACGAATTGCCGGAGTATGGAATTCATAGTTTTGAAGAATTAAAAGCAGCAAATATTGACCCTCAAGTTATGAAAGATTTCGCTGGTACTTTATATACTAAAATGTCAAAAGATTTTTCTGAAGAGATTTCTAAAAAGTGGAATAAAGTTTCAGGACAAATGGACTGGAATAAATTTGTAGATGAAGCGCTGACGAAATTTGAAACGCGCTTGCCATCCAATGATATAGTTGAAGCCATTCATGAAAAAGCAATTTTACATGGCGCTAATCAGGAAGATTTGCCTTTAACTCCGGAAGAATATTATTACTGGATTAAAATGGATGATGCAACAAAGAGGAAACTTTTAAAGGATTGGGCCGGGGATGTCGGTGCTGAACTTGATGATATGTATCAGGAAGACGGGGTTGTGGATTGGTTGAATAATTTTAAAATTGTTAAAGACCCTGCCTTGACAGAAAAAGAACATGAAACTTTAGAGGGCATTGGGGAAAAAATTAAAGAACATCTTTTAGAAGGCGACGATGGCGCTATTCCTTTAAAAGAAGCTGAAAAAACTTTGTGGAGTAAAATCCCGGAGACAAAAAAAGAAATATATTTAGAAATGTGGGCAACAGAAGAAGGCGCGGTTATGGAGGATTTATTTCCTACCATTGAATGGATGGAAAAACAATTGGGAAATTTGAAAGTTGGCGCAGCAATAGAAAAACCAATAAAAGAAGCACCGCTTACTTTAGTCAAAGCCGGGCCTAAAACTTACGACTTGACAAAAGCAGACGAATTGGCGAAATACAAAGCGAATTCAAGTTACAATGTGAATGAATATGCAAAAAATATTGCTCAAGGGAAAAAAGTAACCTCAACTCAACAGGATTTCTTTAATCAATTATCGATTGGGGAAAAAAACGCTGTTGAAGCGAAGATCGGGAAACTTAAAGTCAAATATAGGGTTGCTGAGGCCACGGATATTGTCCAACCTGCCATCAATAGTCCACAGCCGTTGAATTTTAAGAACATGGTCCAGTATAAGCCACAGGCCGGGTCCAATACCGGAGCTTATTACCAGAATGTTAATAACCTGGCGGAAAGATATTATATCAAGACGCCAGCCAATGAGGAAATTGCAAAGAACGAAATGCTGGCCAGTAAATTATATCAAGCTGCAGGCGTTGAAGTCCCTGACCTTCAATTTATTGATGTCAATGGCCAAAAGAGCATTGCATCATCAATTATTGATGGAGTGAGCGAAGATAAGGCGTTATTGACAAGCGGGAAATTGCGCGCGGGAATCTATGATAATTTTGTAGTGGATGCTTGGCTTGGAGATTGGGACGTTGTTGGTTTAAATTATGATAATTTACTTATCAAAGATGGAGTCCGGGCCGTGCGTATTGATGTTGGCGGCTCGTTGTTGTACAGAGCACAGGGAACTTCAAAAGGATTAAATTTTGGGGATGTTGTTACAGAATTGAAAAGTATGAGAGATGGGCGTACAAATCCCTCTGCTGCGAACGTTTTTAGAAATATCAAAAAAGCAGAATTGGAAAATGGGGTAAGAAAGGTTCTTTCTGTGTCGGATGATAAAATCAGAAGTTTGGTCGAGGAGTTTGGTCCCTCCGATGTTGCAACGCGGCAGGCCCTTTCTGAAAGATTGATTGCCAGAAAGAAATATATACAGGAGCAATTTCCAGATATTAAAGTTGATATTGCGGCCCCTTTATCTTCAGATTTGAAAGACAGAATTGCCGATGTTGAATTTGAAGCAATAAAAACGTCTAGGATAAATGGGAAAACATTGCGTTTTGACAAGGAGGAAATTGAAGACCAACAAGTTCTATTTTGGACAGAGAAAGATTACCAAAACAAACCAATTGTTGGTGCTCAATTAAAATTAACAAAAGATGGAGCGAAGAAAATCGAAAACTTTTTGTCATCTGAAGGGGTTTCTATTAAATCATACAACAGTTCGACTATTCATGACCCAATTTTGGAAGCCATGAGAGGAATTGCTCAACAATCCCGCAAAGGAGAGGTTTTGAGGGCAGAGAAAGATATTGTTCGGGCGCAAAAAGCAATCAAAACTTATTATGATGAATTATCAAATATTGGAATCAACAGAACCAAATATGTTGCCTCAGATATCGAAGAATTAAGACGTCATTATGAACCTTGGATTAAAATTCTTGAGGACGTTGTTAAAACTGGAGCAGGCAAGAAATTTAAGATTGCGAATGATTCTTCAAACTATATCCATTCCAACTTAACAAGATTTAGAGAAATAAAAGAAATTGTAAAGGAAAACTTGGAAAAGGAAATAACAATTCAATTTGTAAAATCGAAAGGAGACATTGTCGCAAAAGAAATTAAAAAAGGTTTTGCTAAACATACAAACAAAAATTTATCAAGGGCAAGCAGTCACGCCGGGGGTTTTTATGAGTCAGAAATAAACGGAGTGAAATTTCAATATTGGCCAAATAAAGAGGAAGTTCCTTTTGCGTTCAGAGGGGTGATGAGAATAACAACGAACCAAGAAGGAAAGATTGACATTGATAAAATTGTTGATATTTTAGAGAATAAACTTCAAATAAATATGACCCGGCCAGACGCGGTAGAAAAAGAACTTTTATATTTGAAACAGGTGACATATTCTCGCAATGATGAGTTTGGCCGCGAATTGTTAAAAACTATTTCAGGAACTCCAGAACAACAAGTGGAAATTCTTAAAAAGGAACTTTCCAAAAAAGCCGGTTACGATATAACCAAATCAAAGAATTACAATCCAGAAGGGATCGAGACTGCTTTTGGAACAGGAAAAATAAATTATTATCGTCCTGACCTTGATGGGAATGAATGGGATGAGTTTAGAAAAAATTATTGTTTACATCATAATTTACATATTGAGGCAAGCAATTTTGCTAAAGAAGTTTTGAATAATGGAGGGGAACTTATTTCTTCTGTTGAAAAAACAAGAAAAGGAATAGATTTTAAAGGGATGTCTCCAGAAGAAGACTTGAGGACTGGCGGTGGCAGTTATCTGTTTACTAGATTAAAAACAGTTTCTAAAGGCAGAATTGGTCTTTCTTGGAAAAGCGATTTGGTCAGCCGGGTGGACGCTATTTCTTATGACCATGATAAATACGGACGAGTAACAGCTAATGTTGTTAAAGATTTTAGAAAATCCGGGGTTGAAGGATGGACAAAATGCGCAAATTCGTCTGGCAACGAAACTATTTTTAAACAATCTTTATCTATTTTTGACCCAAATTTTGATAAGTGGGTTTGTTCAATAGATGACAGGAATGAAATTATTAAAATTTTTAAAGAACATGGATATAAACGATGGCCAGACGGCAGGCGTTTAGAAGATGTGATAATCGGTACTGAATAAAAGTGCAGAAATATTGCATTCGGGAGTATAATATAACCAGAGGAAAAGAAAATGGTTCTCAGCAAAAAATATTTAAAGATTGATGGCAATGTTTGCGGCTCCAGGGTTGTTGCGGGTATTTTTAAAACGCCGGGGGGTTTTGTTTTTTTTGATGTTGGATGGGATTACGCTTCTTTGAATCCGGTTCATAATATCGGCCAATTGGTTTCGGAAAGGCCCGGCGAATGGGATTTTAAAAATAAAGAAGGGGACGGTTTTGTAATAACCGAATTGAAAGAAGATGACCCATTAATGTTTGATGCAAAAGAATGGTTTTCTTATGCGGAGAAAAAAGGATATACAGAAGAATTTATGCGAAAACAAACTGCTTTTGGGTTTGGATATAAAGAAGAAGAGGTGGAGTAAATGTGGATTTTTAGTAAAGATGGTTTTTTCAGCGCGGTTCAGAAACCACACCAAAAAAATACAAATATGATTACTGTTCGCAGCAGAGACAAGAAAGACCTTTTGAATTTTTTGAGGGAAGTCGGATTGCCGCGAACCGAAATATTAATGGCGGCAGGAACAGATTATGAGTATCGCGTTGAAGTATCAAAAGGGACGTGGTCGGAATATTTGAAAGTATTGACAGAAGATATAAATTACGATAATTTCAAACATGAGATTCAACTCCAAAACGCGGAACGTTCTAGAATTTATTCTGATGTTTGGTGCAATTTATTAAGAATTTCTCGTCAAACCTTATCAAGATTTTATGATGAGAGGACTTACTTTAATAATAACGTTCTTGATTTAAGAAAATTTAAAGATACAGACCGAGATTTTCCCGAAAGATTTAATGGTCATTTTGACGAGGGAGGAATTTGGCATTACAATAATGGTTATTTTGACCGCAAAGGCCATTGGCATAATTATTCAGAGAAATCAAAATTGAGAAAATCAAAGAAAAGACTCCGAGATTTAAGAAAATCTAAGAAAAATCTATAAATTGCAAAAAAAATATCTTTTAATCTGCAAAAAAATCCTTTATACCATAAATCATCAACCGGGAGGAGGCATTTGATTTATGGCACTAAAGTATGTAGTCACAAAAGAAGAGTATGATAAATTAGAAGACAATATCAAACCATTTTACAAACAAGGCGCAGATGGGAAATGGGTTTTGGACGCAGAAGAAGATTCTGCATCGGCTGCAAAACTCAAGGAATTTCGGGAAAACAATATCAAGTTGATGAATGAGGCGAAGACGCTCAAAGAACAAATTGATAAGTATGGCGATACAAACCCGGAAAAACTGGCCGAAATGAAGAAAAAGCTTCAGGAAATCGATGACAAGAAATTAATCGAGGCGGGCAAACTTGATGAATTGGTTGCCCAGAAAACAGAACGGATGCGCATCGATTTTGAAAATCAAATCAAGGCCCAAAAGAAAGCTTACGATGACAAAGTTTCGGAATTGGATAAAACCAATGCCAGACTTTCAGAAGTTCTTATTGATTCTGAAATCACGAAAGCGGTTACTGCAATTGGCGGAGTCCGCAAGGATGCCATGCAGGACATTATCGCCCGGGGAAAAAGAATTTGGAGATTGGAAGACGGCAAGCCTGTTCCCAAGGATGGTGACCGCATCCTGTTCAGCAAAGACGGCAAGGAACAAATGTCGTTTGATGAATGGGCTCAAGTTCTTTTGGAAACGGCTCCTTTCTTGTTTGAATCCAGCAGCGGAGGAGGAGCAAACGGAGGAGATAAAGACAAGAAAAAAACTGGAGTCAATCAGGCCCTGAAGGATTTGCCTGCGTCGGAGCGGTTGACAAGAATTCATGGCGGAGATAATGCTTCGTCGATAGCAAAGTAAATGAGTAAGAAGGGTTGGAGAGGCCGGTGACCTTAACAACCGATTAAATTATAGCAAAACAAAATTGGAGGGTTGTACCGGCTCGGTGAGCCAAAGCAAAACACACAATTAGTTTAGCAACGGTGTTGTAGAACGAAATCCCGGTGGGATTTAATTACCTTGAAAGAGGGAGTTATTTCTTGCCGGGATTTTTTTGTTTCTGGCAAGCTAAAACAAAAAAATCAAATTAATGGAGGATTTGAAAGATGGCTTTAACATTGATTGAGTCAGCAAAAATCGCGTTGGGACGGGATGAAATTCTGAAGGCTACTGTTATGGAACTTTTTGCGAAAGGTTCTGACCTTATGCAGTATATGCCTTTCGACAACATCACCGGCAATGCTCTGAAGTTCGACAGGGAAAAGATGCTTCCTGGCGTTGCTTTCAGAGGGGTAAATGAAGGTTACGCCGAAAGCACCGGCGAGGTGGAGAAGGTTATTGAATCTCTGGCCATCGCTGGCGGAGATTTGGACGTTGACGTTTTCTTGGTGAAAACAGGCGGCGGCAATCAGCGTTCCATTCAGGAACAGTTAAAAATCAAGGCTTTGACCTTGAATTTAACAAAACAGTTTATCAAAGGCGACGTTGAATCTGACGCTAAAGGATTTGACGGTCTTCAGGTTCGTTGCACCGGCGACCAGCTTATTTCAACCGGTACAACCGCAGCTACATCAGATCCCCTCAGCTTACATAAGCTGGACGAGTTGATTGACGCGGTTGAAGACCCCACGCATCTTATCATGAATAAAACCATGAGACGACTGCTTTCAGCGGCGGCCCGCAACTCCAGCGTTGGTGGATATATCACATATGACCTGGATGCCTTTGGACGCCGGGTGACCAAATACAACGATATCCCCATTCTTATCGTCGACAAGGATGAGGATAATCAGGACATTCTGGCCTTCAACGAAACCGGCCCCGGGTCTGGCGATTCGCAAACATCTATTTATTGCGTCTCTTTCTCTGAAAACGGAGTGATGGGTTTACAGAACGGCGAAATGGATGTCCGCGATCTTGGTGAACAGCAGAGTAAACCTGTTTATCGTACCCGAGTTGAATGGTACGTCACGCTGGCCATTCTGCGTCCCAGAGCAGCTGCCCGTCTGTATGGTGTTCCCAACACGACAGTTACTGCTTAATCGTTGAAAGAGTGAATTGAAGGTTTTTAAAAATTTAATTTAACAAAAAAGTTACAAGGAGGTAACTGCGATGTTGGATAATAGAAAAGTGATAATTGATGAAGAGTGCAAGCTCGCTGAATGCGGTTCAGCTGTTATTGCAGCTTCTGCAGCGGGAACAATCGATGGCGTTGCGAAGGTTTTTGATACGGGCGGCGGATACACAGAAGGTATGTTTGTTGTTGACGTTGCTTCAGTTACCGGCATGGCTGCTGCGGCTTCATGTCATGTAATTGAAATTGCGCTGGAAGGTTCCACAACCAGCACATTCACAACCTTCACCAGACTGGCCAGTTTCCGCTTCGGGCAGAACAATGCGTTTTCCCATACCAGACTGGGTGGAGATAGCACGGTTGCTTCTTTCGATTCTGGCCGTTATATGAAACCGTTCCACAATGATATCAACGGAACAATTTACAGATATCTGAGGGTTTATACAACCTTCGGTGGAACCGTTAACGAGGCCGATATTGATTTTTCTGCCTATATCTCCAAACGATAAGGGGTCACTGATTATGGGAACCGGGATTCTGTTATCAGCGTGCCTTATGGTTAGGGATGAAGAGCATAATATCGGACGGTGTCTTCAATCGTTGAAAGGTATCGTTGACGAGGTTGTGCTGGTAGATACGGGCTCAATTGATAGAACCGTTGAAATTGCAAAAGAATACGGAGCGCGTGTTTACCAGCACCCTTGGCAAAATGACTTTTCTCTTCATCGAAATCAATCAATTTCATATGCCAAAGGGGATTGGATTTTAATTGTGGATGCAGATGAAGAAATAGTTCTGGCCCCGGGGTCAACCCCGAACAACTTCAGAACTTTTTTACAAAGAGCGGATAAAAAATACCCAGCAGCAGCCATTCTATTAAAGGATATTCAAAAAGGAATGTCTGTTATGCAATTCAATACCACAAGATTTTTCCGAAAAGGAACTGTTCATTACGAAGGCATTGTTCATAACCAACCGCAAGTAAAAGGTTGTGCTGTCTTTGCAGAGAACATTCATGTCAATCATTATGGATATGATTTGACTCCGGAACAAAAAGTAAAGAAGTTTGAAAGAACGAAAGGATTGTTGCTGAAACAAGTCGAGAAAGGCGAGACAAAAGATGGTCTTCCATATTTTTATCTTTGCCAATTATTCGCAGAAAACAAAACGCCTTTGGACGCTGTTATTTGGGGAGAAAAATATATAGAGGCGTATTTGAAAGGGGAAATTCAGGAAGACCATTTTAATGTTACAATTTATTTCACGATGGTCAAACAATACATGAAAATTGGAGATAAAGAGAAATCCCAAGTTTGGTTGCAGAATGGGCTCAATAAATTACCTGGCGACCTCGATATGGCGATGGCTGCCTTGGAATATGGAATTTGGACAAACGATTATTTTTTACAAGTTTCTGCAGCGAAGGATTTTATTGAGTTATACAAGAAATTTGAAGAAAACCCAATGAACAAGAAAAATAGATTTGTTTTTTCTTTGCGGCCAGAGGCTCTTGTAATAGTTTATTCTCGTTTGGCGATTGCTCAATTGTCAGAGGGAAGCGCGGCCCTTAAAGAAATGGTAAAATATTTTTCTCAAGTTTCTGAACCATTTAAAAATGGAGTAATGCAAGATTTAGAATCTTCATTAAAGGATTCAAATGTACCAATTAAGTTTGTTGCTGATAAGAAACTTCAAGAAGAAGGAAATCAAAACAGACTTGCAACATTAAACGTATAATTAAATTCACGGAGGAAAGAATCATGAAAGGTAAATATTTTGTTTATGAAAGAGAAACAGGAAAACAGGTTGGTTTTATTCATCAGGTCGATGCAAGAACTGCTTTAAAGAGTGGCCGTTATTTGAAAAATCCTCCCGGAGTTCCGGAGCCGGCAATCCCGCAGAAAGTAGAAGGAGAAGCCGCAGTTGGAATTACCATTCCTTCGGATGAAAACAAGGATTCCAGCGTGGAACCTTCAAACGAGAGCGAAAAGGCAGTATTGTCGAAAACAGGCAAAGAACCAAAAACTCCAAAACAAGGAACAAAATTGACAAGGTAAACAGTAATGGCCCACTTTGCCGAGATTGATGAAAATAATATTGTGGTAAGGGTAATCGTTGTTGACAATATTCGATGCCTTAATCCAAATATTAAATTTGAAAAACCTCCTGATGTTAAATTAATCAGTGGGAATATGATAACAGCATCAGTTATTACCAAAGAATCTTTTGGGAAAGTCGGCAGCAAGGAATATATTCCCCTTGCAAAAGAAGTGAAAGAAGTATCATGGGAGTCTGAGGACACAGGCATTGCCTACTGCCGAAAATTATTGGGCAGTCACAGAATATTTGTGCAGACTTCCTATAACGGAAAAATCAGGAAGAACTATGCAGGTGTCGGATATTTTTACGATAAGGCGCTTGATGCCTTCATTCCTCCGCAGCCGTTCAAGTCATGGACTTTAAATAAAGAAACATGCCGATGGGAAGCGCCGGTTCCGTTCCCCGGAAAGGGCATGTACCAATGGGACGAAGAAAAGCAAGCGTGGATACAATTATCATCTGAGGATAAGATATGACGATGGCAAGTGGTGGCACTGAAACCACCGTTGGAAATTACAAATATCATACTTTTACTTGCACAGGAACGCTGACCGTAACTGAAGGTGGTGATATTGAGTATTTAGTAGTTGCCGGTGGTGGTGGAGGCGGCAGAAATCAGGGTGGTGGTGGTGGTGCTGGCGGTCTCAAGCAAGGCACATTAACCATAACGACAGGCAATAAAACAATCACAGTCGGTGGAGGTGGTGCGGCTGGTAATTATCCCGGCGGTAAAGGTGGAAATTCTGCATTAGATGATGGCGGAGCACAAGAGGTCGAATCAACTGGCGGCGGAGGCGGTGGTGGTAGTACTTCCGGAAATGACGCCGGTGACGCTGGTGGTTCTG